TGTTTGGAAAAAGCTCAGCATTCCAGTTAACCAATGAAGAACTAGCGGCTATTATCCTACACGAGTTAGGACATTTAGTTACGTTCTATGAATGGGGCTATCGCCAGTCCTGCACTAACTTCCTATTAGCAGGTGTCTGTGAAGCCATCTTCGCGGAAAAGGATAAAGATGCTCGTCTAAACTTTATCTATAAGGTCCAAGCTGAAACTGGGCATCTAAAGGGACTAGAAAAGTCACTGGTGGATTTAGACGACGTCGAGAAAATGCGTGCGATTGTTTATGCTGACGAACAGCAACGTGCCCGCAGTGACTTAGGCGAAAACATCTATGACATCCGTTCATGGGAAGCTCTCGCTGACCAGTACGTTACACGTATGGGTAAAGGTAGAGCGCTAGCAAGTGGACTGTCTCGTTTAGACGCCGCCTGGAGTGCCGACCGTCAAAGTCGTTGGCTAGCTGCCATGAGTGGTGCATTCACTGTCGTACTTTACCTAGCAACGACTTTTTACACAGCGGTAATTGCTATGACAGCAATGGCGTTTGCTCCAGTCTTAGCCCCAGTCATGGTGGTGATGTTTATATGGTGTCAGTACGAGTGGGTCAGTGGGATGTTTGGTGCGAACCCAAATGCTATCAAATATGATACTGACATGAAGCGTATTCAGGTCATCCGTAAAGAACTGGTGTCACGTTTAAAAGCCGCTCCTGACAAAGCGTCTAAGAAAGTGGTGATGGATGAAATCCAAACATTAGACCTCATCCTTAGCGATTACCGTCCTGCTTTGGCTCTAGGGGCAGCCATGTTAAGTGTTGTTTCACCGAATGGACGTAAGCAGTACCGACACAAGAAAACTCAACAACTCCTAGAGGAACTTGCAAACAGTGAGCTCCTTGTTGCCGCAGAACTATTAGAGGCGTAAACTCCATGAATGCATCAATTGAACATATCCAGAGACTTGCCCGTAAGTTTGGCAATGTCTTTTTCCCTAACATGAGTGTTGCAACACTGCTAGCGGCTATCGAGATTCAGAAAGACCTACCGATTCATCGTTATACATATGACTATGAGTTCTCACCACTGTGGGCAAATGAAGTTTTACCGTTAGTAGAAGCCCATGCTGCACGCATGGCACGGGTATTGATGATTGATAAAGAACACTTAATCGAAGCATCACGCCGTATCTATCAAAAACGTGGCAGAGTATGGCAAGACCCATCACATATCCTGTTTAACGAAATCGAGTACTGGGATATTACGCATCGTTTTGACGATATGCCAGAAGGTGACTCCACTGCAGCGTTTATGGCAGTCTGTGATATTATCCGTAAACATGTGGAAATCTTTGCAGGTCTGACAGTGCCAGGCGATGGCATTAGTGCCTCTAAAAAGACCGTGATTGATGAAGTCTTTGATATCATGGAAGGGGATAACCCTAACATCCCAGCGCGTCGCCATAACAATATGAAAGAAATGGTTCGTTTAATCATAGAACGAATTGTGACCTTTATGTATCAGGTCCGCAGTGGAGCAATGATAGGTGACCGTTTAGCGACAGATTACTTCGGTGCATGTCTGGATGCGTTAAACTTCACAGGTGAAAACCGCACGGTAGCATTAAACCTATTAACCGGTGTAAAATCAGACGTAGGCAGTCATGATGTCATTAAGGCGTTACTGGATGGCTATAAGTTGAAAAATATGTACACTGGAGAAGCCGAGGTGGTACATGAGTAGTTTAACTGAAAAGGCTCTACATCTGGAAGTGGAGTATCAGACTCTGCGTAAAGAGGTCGAGTATTACTTATCCACTGCCTTGTCGTTTCGCTACAATGGCGTTTCTCGCCATGAAGTCGAAGGACTGGTACGTGACTTTGGCATGGAGTCCATTACGGAGATTGCCCCACTAGGGGCATTCAGTAGTCAGCCTAGCCAGATGTACGTGGAAGTTGCTCTAGAAGGTATTTATGCGGCAGTACTGAAGAAAATGACCGCGGTTAAAGAGTTACTAAGTGAACATGTCCTAGAAGCCCTGGAATCGCTTTCTAAGCAGTTAAGTGATATCGATGAGGCAGATAGTGCCCTTATCGAAGAAAGGCCTTCTATGGAGGATACAGAAGCTTTTAACGCGTGGCTCACAAAAACATTCTCTACGTCTCTAGATTACGCCATCCTAAATCATCCTGCAATGATTGATGTGTTTGACTACCTTTTCTCAGGAACGTCCTATTTCAAAGAAGTAAATGAATCTTTGTTCTCAATGATTCAAAAGCATCTATCCGAACTAGAGACCTTACTAGAAAAGCCCGATGCGACTAATGCAGATATTGAGTCGTTTAAACAGATGGTACTAGAAGACACACTGGGGTACTTAGAAAGCCGATATACCTTTAAAAAGGGACTGGGCAGTCTATTGTTCCATAACTTACCTGGCATAGAAGGTATCGATGCTATCGCGTCAATGCCTAAGCTTAAATCCTTTACTGAGCTAGAATCACTGCATTTCGATACGGGTACCGATACTCTACGCGAAATCATCGATGGTCTCGTCACTGGTAAGCTCAAGGATAACGTTAGTGTTGACTTTAGTCAGCTTCCCCAGTTACCGGAAGTAGAAGTCATCGATGTCTTAACGACCGCTATTACATCACGTGAAGCGTTAGGCGGTGACTCTGTCAGTGAGTTTTTAAAAGGTACGATTGCCGACCTAGATAAACGCTATGAACAGCTAATTAAGAAAGACGATGTATTCATGGCGCTAGCGGCTGATGTAATCCTCACTTACCGTCAGTTAACAATGAAACTCATTTTTGATAATGTGTTTTGTTATGCCATCCTTGGCGAGTTTGCCTATGCATGGCTATCACGTACCAAAGCTATCCGCTTAGCACATCAGCAATAATAAGCATTCCCTCCTACTGCTAAAAACAGTAGGAGGGAAATCGCTTTTTTATCGTGTAAAGGTAATGTCTACATCATCGTCGATGGTTAGGCGTCCATTGGCTTCCAGTCTCATTACTTTCTTAATAGAGAATGAACTTAACGGTTCTTCTATTACGGCAACGCCGGTATCCCCAATTGGGTTACTGACCGTAATAGACGTCACTTTGTTAGGGGCAAGTTTTTCAAGTTCAGAAATTAGCTTACTGATAGAGAAACTGTTACTGCCGATAACTTTAGCAATGGTTGCTATTGTCGACGTACGCAGTACTTTACGGAAGTCATTGTCATCATAGGCCGATACGGTAAGTTGATAGTTTACTGCAAAGCTTAACGCCGTACGCATGTTTACCGCACGAGAGGACGAGATATTTACTTCCGCCGACTGCTGAGTAGCCAGTGGTTCGAAATAGAGCTTAGTCGAACTAATAACCTTACGCTGCAGTGTGGCGATGTCACGTGTTAATATATCGACAACGTTTGCAGGAATGGTCTGTCTGTAAGCAACAATGTTTTCATTGGTTGCCAATAGCGCTTTTGCATCGAACAACGGGAAACGTACTTCACGTGAGAGAGACGCTGGCTTAGTTTGCACAAAGTCATTAGTCGCTGGGTCGCGTACAGGGTCACCTGCTCGGTGCAAGTAGATAACATCACCGTTCTCATCCAGCTTAGGGTCACCGATAGCATGGAGTAAGTTAAAGGAGATGGTATCCGTTGCCTCATCATAGTATACCTTAGTACCGGCTACGTCTTGCTCATACACGTTCTCTAAATAGACATCCGGAACATCGCTCAGATAACGCTGATAGCTCGGTGCCTGTAGTAGAGGTCGGGATTGCATTGAGTAACCTTCTAAGTATTGACCAAAGGTTACCTTCATGTTTTCCAAAGTGATGGCAGTCAGTATTTCACTGTAAGCATCACGGAAGTACTGGTCATCAAAACTGGACACTTGTTCAGTGTCGGTTTCAACTAGGTAGATGCATCGGAATACCTGACTTAATGACATTACAGTTTCTTCCAGTACATGACTACTGTTGTAAGCCATAACTGAAATACTGCCATTTACATCAATTTCAAACGTACTGCCTAAATCAAACACAAACTCCATCGTGTCAGTTAACACGTTAGACTCGTTTGCTGTTAAGTAGTGCGTGGACCCTTCTACGTTCTCGAACACTAACTGTAGCTTAAACCCACTAACGGCTTTAGGTCGTGCGGCAACAACCTTTAGCTGATAACCACTATCGCTATAGCTGACGGTAACATCATTACTGTAGGTTGTAAAGCCTAAGACATTGTTGGTCGCTAATAGGTTACGAAAAGCTACCGTAGGGGAGGTCATGCGATATGACCGCGCGGTAAAGATAGGGGTGCTGTAGTCAAGTACCATATGGAACGGAGTATAGAAATACAGGTTAGCATTTAACTCATCTACCAGAGCTGCCTTAGACAGAGCTTGAAGCTCCGCATACTCAGTGTCCGACAACGGTGCAATGCTACCTGCCTTTTCCCGATAGAGCATATTAGGGAAAATCGTAGCGCGTTTCTCATGCACCGACATGGCATAGGTTAAGTCATCTCTACCCGTATAGAACACCACTGGTTCATTTACAATACCTATACCCGATGATAGTCCCGTTAATGCCAAGGAAGCCGATGTATCAACACTGCGCGAGGCGATATAAACACGGTCGGTTAACGTGTCCTTACGTAGGCTGCCCTGGTAGCCGTATTTAGCCAATGCGGATACCAACTCTTCGTCGGTATAGGCCCCACGTTTACCATAGTCACTATAGATAACTGACTCGCGTACTTCTTCAAAGCTTTGACCATTGGTTCCACCATTACTGATTTGAGTTGAATAAATTAAACGACTGGTGACTTCCTGTAAAGGGGCTAAGTAGCCTACGGATAAACCGCTAAAGTCATTCCAGGTCACTTCCCATTCAGACATTTCTAAACCACTTAGGTCAATACTGGTCTCTCCCTTAGTCGTATAGATATCCACACGGGCGAGTGCTCCTACTTGTCCACGTTCAATGAAGACGTCAGGTATACTGCAGCGCACTATGGAGTCTTCAACTTCAATAACCATCGTTGGGGTAACCGGGTCGTAGGAGTCCGTATCATGAGTAATCTGCATCTCTACCCAAGGCCCATTAGCTTCTTTATAGTAACCCCTCGCATAGAAAAAGTAGTCTTCAATTTCCGCCGTTACGTTCCAACTACGCGTTGCGGTTACTGGTTCGTTCGCTGAGATAATGTTGAGTTGGTCACATGGAATGTCTATCAGTAGAAACTTCGTGTTTTCAAAGTAACCAATGCGTGTATCGACTAGGTTAGTTTCGCGCTCCAGTATCGGAGAGCTGACAGTACTGTCAAAGTTAACACGTATATCTCCGTTTGGAAACACCGAGATAATCAAAGGTTGATGAATGGTAAAGGAATATCCATTACCGGTGAACACTGTATCACGTGGAATGACAATTTCATTGAGTCCTGTTACGGGGTTATAAACCGCATACTGACCAACTTGAACATAGCCTAGGCCTAGGGTGATAATGTGGTTACGTATAGGACTACCCCATATCCCGCTGAACTCTTCAGAGGTCATATGAGGATATAGGTCACTTAACGTCTGTGCCAATCTAGGGTATCGCTTACGTGTAACGACATCCGTTTTCTGCATAAGCCCGGCTACCTGAATGGCACTGATTTCCATTAAGTTAATCAGTGGGTTATTCGGGTCTTGGAAATCGTACCCATTCGCGGTAATTTCGTCCAGTACACGTGTTCCGTGTGTAAAGAACGTAGCGGGTGATATCGCCGCATGTTCTGCAATTTCCTCGATAAACGTAAATTTAGACATCTCCGTCATCCTCTAAGAACGATAGTTTTTCATTATAAGAAGCAAAGTCTAACCACCACTCCAATTCCATATTTTCTGGATTGATACGTGGGTAGCCATAATTGTTGATAACAATCTTTTCTCGTGGCGATAACTTCTGCATCTTACTTTCACGCACAGAATCGTCCATGTCACCGTTAAAGTTAATTACAGTGCGATTAAATGCATCAATAATAATGGGGTCATTATAAATGGCACCGTGACACTTGAACGGAATGTCGATGTTAAAGTTATCTTCGGCAAAGACCTTTTCCGTGGTATAGTTAAAGCTAGCGGCGGTAGGGACGGCTTTAGGATAAGCCCCCCCGCAACAAGCAAGCTTCTGTACGATTCTTCGGTCTGGTCCTAGAATAATGACATAGATGCGAGTCATGTAATCAATTTCATCTAAGGCAATCATTTCTGGGAAGGGTACCATGGAACCATTTGCTACGCGAGTCATGTACTCACGCCATGCGGTAAAGAGAACCAAATGAGGGTCACCTTCTTTTGCCACAAACGTAGCGGTTAAGTCAAAGGTACCGTAGTTGTTAGGCTGGTCATCAACATGGCTGTGGACTTGTTTTAACCACCCTTCTTTACTCTCCATGCTTTCGACGACTTCGTCTTCCCATCCTGATAAAGAAAGCAAGGTATTTGAAAGCAACGGAATGAAGGCTTGTTTGTCATCGATGACGTTTGACCGGACATGCCCCTTCTCATATCGGTTACCTTCTAAATACGGCATAAGGGTTGCCTTAATCGCCGCAGCACTACTATTTGGGTCATTTGTGGTCAAATAATGTAGTTTACGAACACGTCGGATATTTTCCGTGACGAGGTTTAAAACAGGTTTAGTGAAGAAAACATAACCGTGATTATCTAGGTTGGTTGGCGTTAAATCACTGTTCCCCATATGGTTAATGCCATGGAACAGCGTGAACGCATTGGACAACGGCGAACCGAAGCCAAACTGTCGACGTACGGTTTCGATGGTGTTATTGCTCATAGGACCTACTTGTTAATGACGTATCTAACTGCGCAGTTAAAAACAGGTATATAAAAATGACTGGATTAGAAACCACTCTCTTATTAATTGCGGCTCAGCTCGCAAGTAAAGCCGTATCGGCAGGTATTAATGCCGTAGACAGTCGTCGCGCTCTATCGGAGTTTTCCTCCTTCGCAAGACTGAATCCTCCTTGTCTAATGGAGCAAGAAATCGCTCGTATGGACCCTGAGGTCTCTCAATCGATTAGCCATACGTTGCTTAACATCTATATCGGTCATTACCTAGCAGTCGTTAACCGTACTGCTCGCGTAGACGATACTGAAGTGGTTCGTATGTTAGACCCTGTGTCTGACCCTAAAGCGTTTAACGTGTTCGATGCCGCGAAAGGCATGAATGGCGTTTCTATTGCTTTAGAAAGCATCGATATCACTAAAGAACTGACTCAGATTGACCGTACATGGGACGAGTCTAACCTAAACCTACTAGGGGATTTTGAACCGGTACAGAATACAGAAATCTCCATGGAAGCGGCGATTGATTTGTCTAAGCCTTCTACCCTCGCTTGCGGTAAGCAACTAGAAGTCACATTGGGTTCTGGTGACCAGTCTATTAAGGTACCTGTAACTGCAACGTTGCTACCACGTACATTGAACAAAGATGTACTACTACGTACACTGGAAGCTTTCCTAGGTCGCGACAATAGCTATATGGGCAGATGGCACCGCTATCATGCCGGTGAATACCGTTCTTTCTTTGACTATGCCCTAGGCATTGATATGATTGAACAGGACTTAAACCTATTGATTACTGATAAAGATGGCCAGTATGAATTTGCTAAGGCTCGTCAACAGCGTGGTCTTTTAAGTTCATTCGTCAGTGGTAAGAAGCAGATGAACGTGGTCTCGGCAATGATTGTGATGACCAAACGCACTGCCCGTGATGTCGAAGCTATTATGCGTGCACCTCTAGCCAATGCCCGTGCCCGTAAAAAGTATTTTGAAACTACAGGTTCAATGATACTTTGTGTGGTTGACATGGATAAAGAGCTCGTGCGTATTTATCAGCGTGGAATTGATGAGTATGGCGATTACAGCTATGACCAAATCAAACCAGCGGCATCGAATCCAAATGCAATGGACATCAATGCAATCATGCGTGCCTATAAAGCCGGCGAACAATTCTCGATGTAACGGAGTCTAAAGACCATGTTTAATACAATTTCTAAAGTAGTGGCCCATCTTTTTGAAAAGACGGATAAAGCCATTATTCTTAACCGTGTCGAAGAGGTCTTTAAAAATATCTCCAATCACACGGTGCCAATGGCACAGATAGACGACAGCATCGGTGAGAACACCAAAGTAATGAAGTTGCTGGACGCGCGTTTACGCTCACGTCGTCTACCGGTCGATGGCTATCAGCAAAACCCAACTCGTTTTATTCGTGAGACCTTTACTAAGGCAGCGGACGATGAAGCAGAATACGTAAAGCTGTTTAAGAACTCTTTTTCACGCGATGTGTTTAAAGAATCATTGACGTATGACCAGAGCCAGTTAATGACCTTCTTGCTCGTTCTAGAAGAAGCATCGGACTATGCACGTCAGCTATTCTTTATTCTACCACGACTAGAAATGGACATTCCGTTAAAGTCTAAAGAGCAGCATATCTATGACACCGTCATGGATGAAAATAATCTTGAACTCTTTGCGATTGTACTGTCGGCCTTACGTAAAGGTCCAAAAGAGATTCAGCAGCTATTGGCAAAGATTAAAGAGATTAACTACAACCCTGACGACGAAGCCATCATTGCTCGTGTAAAAGGGAAAGCGGCTGACCCTCTTTCAATGAACCTCATTCCGGTTATCGGTAACCTTTACGTGTTCTTCGGGGAGCTTTCTAATAAGCGCACAAAACGAAAATACGAAGAAGGTAAAGAAGAGCTTGCGCGTCTAGAGACCACTATCTTCTATCTAGAGCAGCGTAAAGAAGGGGCTTCTGACGAAGAGCTAGCTCGCATTCAAAAGCAAATCGATTACTACACTGACCGAATCAACAAACTCGAAGCGATGATTGAAGACATCGAAGAAGGGGCCAAAGGTTATGAGTATAACTAATAAGGTTGTTGAATTGTATACCAACGTCACTGCGCCTGGGTATGTCGTCTCCATGAAGGACGTTATCTATCTGGCTCAGTTACGTAAGAGCTTCTTTAAGACGGTAGAGCTAACCCGCCCATCACAGGTCGGTATGTTTAAGCAGCTACTTAAAGAAGCAAAGGGGGGCTTTCGCCTTTCTCCTTTACATTTCTTAACCATGGACAACAAGCTGCTTCAGCCACTGGAGAAGCAACGCGCGACAGAACAGATTCAAAGTGAGTTTAAAGCCCTAATGGGTAGAAGCATTAATGACCCACATGAGGCATTAGAGCGTTTATTGCCGCTTTGCTCTATTAGTGACTTTACTCGCACATTGCACTACATGTTCTGCTTTATCTCTGCGCAAGAGAAACTCCATGTTGTGAAGCATGATCCACCACCACCGGTTTAATACTGGAATATAGTAGGGCTTAAATGCCCTACTCGAGTAAACTTTTTAAATTGCCATTAGGCATACTCTAATTTAACCTTTGCAAAGGAATACACCAATGAGTAATCTACGTAAACACATTCTAGCATCGGCAGCGATGGCTAGCGCAGCCGTAACTGCTTTTGACATTAAAGAAGGCGGTGAAGTCGATGGTGCAACACTATTGGCCGATTTTGAACTCCCTTCAATGGAAGGCTATACTGAAGCTGAATTTGAATTGGCAGAAGTCGAGTCAGTGCGTGAAGAATTCGATACTACCCGTGTAGGCTTAGAGTCTATTCAAAACTACTTGACGTCTGCAGTAGCAACGGGTGGCTTAACACCAGCCGCAGGTGGTTTCGTAACGGATATGTATTTGGCACTGACCGAACGCGTATCTGACCTACGTGCATCTATCGTAATGCCATCTATGGAGTCATACGAAGCAGACGGTGCGGCATTGGGTCAAACTGAAATCTCAATGGAAGCCGTTACACAAACGCTAAAACAGGTTATTGAAGCGATTAAGCGCGTTGTAACAATGGCGATTGAAGCTGCAATCAAGTTCTACAAACAGCACACTGACAAAGTGATGGGTCTTAAAGCGGGCCTAGAGAAACTTCAAGCTTCTGTACGTACTGGTGTAGCCGGTGTTCCAGAGAAAGACACAGTCAATGTTTCTTCTATCGAATATCTATACGTCGACGGTAAGATCGATACTTCAGACATTTCTAGCTTTGTTAAGCCGGTAGTCTCTAACGGTAAAGAAATCAAGAAACTGATTGCTGAATACGCTAAAGGCCTAGAAAGCGTTAAAGAAGGCGAGCTAGATGCTGCAACTGCACTAACTGAAGGCGTGAAAGTAAAACTGCAAGAAGCGTTTGTGAAATCTTTCAATGCTAAGATCAAAATTGATGACAAACAAGCGAAAGAACTAGGTTTAGGTGAAAGCTTTGGTGAACACCTATACAGCGGTATTCTAGCAGGTAACCGTGGCGTGTACGTATCTATTCCAGATGCAGACTCAGACCTAACCACTAACGTTAAGGTTGAAGCGGCACCTAAAGCTAAAGAAGCACCAGAAACGGCACCAGCAGGCAAAGCATCAGACGCCGCAACGCATATCAAAATCGCTATGGCTAACATTGCACAATACGAAGAACTTAATGCATTAGGTTCTGACCTGATTGAAGAATGTAAGAAAATGGTTAAAGCGGTTGATAAAGCTGGTAAAGTACTGGATAAAGCAGCCGCCGGCGCAGATGGCGCACCAGCATTCCTAAGTGCTATCAAAGACGTGAAAGAGCTAAGCAACACTATCCGTACGGCGTATACCGATCTAGTGAAGTGGGCTGCTCAAGTGGCTAGTGCGCATGGTTCATACACTCAAGCTATCGTGAAGAACTTGAAAGTAGAGAAAAAGGCTGACTAATCCCATCCTACAAATCTACTAACCTTTAACTAAAGCGATAACTGACCCATTCGTGGTGTCAGTTATCGACTTTTATTGTCATAGCGAGAAAACGAAATGTTAGCCAACTGGATACGCAATGACTTAAGTGCAGCGAAAGTTGACACACTGAGTCAGTTAATGAACACCCTACAGGTCGACGAGGACAGGGTTGCCTCGGCTGAAATCGATGCACTGCATGATAGCATGGAAATGGTCGAATTGTCCATGACTCAAGCCCAAACTCTCTTTACTAGCCTAGCGACTGTGCCTAAATGTAATGCTCAGTTAGCAGAAGCTATTGTAGCCTCTACCAATGCGGTACTCTATCCGACTACGGTAACAGTAAGCCTAGAAAACCTATTTACATTAGAAGACGATGGTGACTACGCTGTTTCTATGGAAGGAGTCACGTTTACATGGAAAGAAATTTATCGGTTTGTTGCATCAGCAACCCGTGTAATTGCTGACGCCGTAATGAAGTTTTTTGGTCGCCGTCTGACACTGATGGGTCAGCTCCATACCAAAGCTGTTCATCTAGAGCGTGAACTTAAAGACGTCAAGTTAGTAAACATGGATAAGTTAATGAGCATGACGCTGGTGTCAGAGGGCGCTGCTTTAGATATGTACCCTACGGTACGCGGTAAGTCTGCCGCTGGTATCCATGAAATAACCACGGTATTGAATGAACTCGTAAAAACGCTAGACCCTAAAGGCTACCGCATACACATCGAGTCATATGTTTCCCTGTTAGCCAGTGCGAAGTCAACCCCTACCGATGAACTTATTAGCGCCCTCACGAATATTCGTAGAGAGCTGTATCGCGAGCTACGCACATATCTAAATGCGTCTCAGGGTAAAGAACCCGGTGCCGAAGTTAACAAGTTAAATTACAGTGAACTATTACCAGGCTTCCGTCGTTTTCGTTTGGAAATGACCAGCATGGATTATAAAGCACCGATGGTAAGTCTGGATACTGACCCTAACTACAAAGAGAAGCAATTCCGCTTTACCCCAGAAACACCACATTCATCGGAAATACTGTCTTCCCACATTGCAAAGTCGCTAGATGCAGCAATGCAGTTACGCCAGGATTACTTAGCCGTGCGTAAGTTTAAAGAACGCGCAGATGATGCGGTTAAGACACTGCAAGATCGTAGGCTTGAAGACGGGGGTGATTTAGGTTTGGTTGCTCTATACCGCGCTCTACCTTCGTACGTGCGCTGTTATACTGCACCATTAAAGATTAAGAGTGAACTAGTCTATATTTACTGCTTAGGCTTGCTTGACCTAATCCGCCTTTCTTATAAGGAATGGGAAGTAAAAATGTAATCCATTAAGGAACAGTGCTCTAACCGGCACTGTTCCTTATTTTATGCTCTATAGTGGAGTCGAATCCTGTAGACATAGGAGATTTTACCATGCCACGCATTTTACGCTCTATACCTCAGGAACTGACCGGTACTACCCGTCGAATTGTAGGTCAGATAACCAAGGACTTCTTAAAGCAAACAGCCTTTCCTGAAGAAGTCGATTTAGTCTATGAGGGAGAAATCTCAGGCAGCACTAAAAGCCTAATTAACTTCTTCGATGCGGCTAAGAAAGACCCTATCCGTACCCGCTTTCACAACTACGCGTTTCTTTCCTATCGAGAAACCTTTCTTGAAGACCACATTAACCTATCACGGTGGCAGAACGCGTATATCTCAGATGTATTTGCGGATGCAGAACACGGAATTCGGTTACGTCCTCAGTATGCTACAGCGCTAGTAGAACTTGAGATTAAACTCCGTACGAAGAACTTATCGACTTTACACAGTTGGATATCCAACCTAAGACTTACCCATGGTCAAGGTAATCTAAACTGGAACCATGACGTAGACTATGAGTATGATATCCCCTACGACTTTATTGAGTTTATCGGTGAAGCATATACCCTAAAAGAATCCGTAATGCCAGATGGAGAGAGTTTATCAGTCTATCTAGGACGTACGTTTAGAAAAGGGGTTAATAAGCGTTCTTCTTTAAATGGAGTAAACGTAGACCTCATCTGCGTCGAAAAACAAAGGGACGTCTTAGGGCTCGCTACCAATGAATTTTTCTACAATGAGAAAGAAGTCGCTGATAGCATTTACGAGATAACCATTCCGTATCGGTATGAATATAAGAAACCGATTGGGCTTACGATGACAGTACCCTGTAGTATCCGTAACCAGCTCATCCCACAGCGTTTTATCGACGCATGGGTACCTAAAGTCGACCGTAAAACCGATGAAGTCGAGTTACCTCTTTATTACGCCTCGTTTTATGACCCAGTAATAAACCCTTTGTTTCATATTGCCGATGGTGGTAGTCGTGTAAGGGAATGGGATGATTGGTTTCCAATTAACTATCAGACCCTGGTACAGACCGTGACAATCGTCCCTGTACGTGTCAATGTTAAATCCCCTAAAGAGGTCTTTAATATAAGGGACATCGAGGACCGTTATCTTCCTAGTGCCGTAAAAGACTACCTCTCTAACTTTTCGACCAGTCAAGGATATTTTCCAGAAAGTCTAGTCACGATAGAGTTATTTGAAGTGGGTAGCGAAGAGCGTGTCTTACCACATCTGTTATCGCCATCCTTAGACTTAAGTAGCTATACTGATCTAGACCCACGGAAACGTTACTACGTCCGTATTGGGTTACTGAAAGACTTAGCGCGATATAATGCTAGAGAGACAGAAAAGCTGCTAAAGCAGCCGGATATGGCAATTGATATCTTTAAGCTTTATGACCCTGAAGTCTACATTACCGAAGACGAGAAGGAAGCCCGTCGCCTTTTACCTGACACGGTTATTCAGACCAACTATAAAAATATCCCTTCGGTTCTATTTAGTCCGAATGGCACAGCGATTACCCCGCGTTCATTTACCATATGGCTAAGAAAGCTAAAGAGTACAAACTTACTCTTTAAGAACTTGGCAATTCATGGTGGACGTCAGGTCACTAACTTTACTATTTCAGCGAACCGGAGATAACCATGGGTATTTGGAATGAACCACCTGCGGAAGCAGAATCTACCGAAACCGTAGTTGAGATTCCACCGACCAGTTCCGTCTATGAAGGCGAGACTAAACAGCTCATAGAAGGTATCCAGTACAACGGAGACCCATGGAAGGGCACGTGGTATAGTCAACTACTGGACGAAGACGATATTCCCCAGAGACTGGATTTAAAGCTCAGTCCTACTATCCAGCAATATGTTAAGATAGTAGACTTTGTAGTACTGCAAAGCAGTGAGCTAAGTCCTTCTACCGATGAGAATATCATTACTGAGTTAACAGCAGAAGCTGTCCTCTATCCGAGCGTTACACCTAATAGAGGTGACCATTTCGTTGCTCCCATGAGTGATGGACGGATAGGTCTCTTTGTTGTCACGGCACTCGAGCGTACAGGCTACTATGCGCAGCGTACTCACCAGGTCACATTAGAGCTGGTCGACTACATGAACGAGACTTACCAAGCCAACTTAGACCTAAAGACCGTACAGACTCTGTACTTTGACCCAGCTAATCCACTTAGTCCAGGTACTTCTTCACAGGCAACGCTACAGCGCTATGACACGGCCTCTAAGCTAATGGAGCTTGTGCATTGGTGGTGGGATGAGTTCTACGACCTAACCACGCGTACAGGTATTCATCCTGGCTATGAAGACTCAGGGCGTACTTACGATGCCGAGGTTATCGAGTTCTTAACTAAGATACTACCTTATGACATCTATAAGCAGCTCCCTAAACTCTTTAATTACCCTATCCCTTCTCAAACCTACAAAAAACAGTTTAGTAGTGTATGGGATATTTTAGTGGACGGGGAAGTCACGCACCTAAAACGCATTGACCGGTATGTAAGAACAACACCCATTGCGGAGTTTAGAGCCCAGTATGTCTATTCGGCTGTAGGCTTTAGTCACGTTGACCGTGTTATCATACCGTCTAAGCAATCGACATTGGTTGGCTATAACGCAGTCATTGCCGAAGAAACGGTACTCAGCGATACATACGTGATGTCCTCTGGCTTTTTCGAAGAAAAGGTACAGGAGATGACTCCGCTAGAGTTAATTGTCTACAAAGCCATTACGCAGCAGTCATTTACACTGGAAGAGGTAGTTCAGGAGATTGATTATCTCTATGAAGCCCCGTTAGAAAAACAGTTCTATCGCATTCCGGTAATGATATGGCTATTGCTGAGGCTCATTTAAACCGCCATAAAAGAGGAATCCCGTCATGTCCGATTATACTTTATATGGACTTGCAAAAAAGATATTTGATACCCCGTTTCAAATGAAACTTACCGCTACAGAAAAAGATACGTTAATTGAGTCTCAAAAAGAAATTGAGGTCATTAACGCACAGCCTGTGGGCGGGTATGATATTAATGGGGTTTTATGGAATGTCAGCAGTCCCATGGAAGCGTACATAAAAAGCGCTATGCAACATAAAACTGCCTTAACCGGTGATGATGAGTATGATAAGGTACTGATGGGGATTCCTCAGGCGGTTAATCTTTCGATTAACCAAATGGTGGAGTTATGGGACACCATGGCGACCTTACGGTTTGTTTCTGCCAGTGACGTAGTCGACGTGTTTGAAACGATAGACCTTTATTTAGAGAAGATAGAGGATGCATCATGGCTTTCGCCTAACTACCGTAAGCCTCCAGAGGAAGACATGCGTAAGTTAAGGGCGTTACTGGAAGCCATCCGTGACCGTGCAGATACGATTATGGTAGCCTCTGAAGACCATACTGGATGGAATAGCCTGATGGACTGGTTTGCTCCTACGGCGTTTATTCCAGGAGAGGCAAAGGTCACCAGTACCGTTCCTCAGAAGCGCAGTCTACGCGACGTCGCCCATGTCAATAAAGACGACCCTTTCGCTTTCTTACTTTAAAGGATAGTCTGTTATGTTAGACAACCCACTCATCCGGATTGAGTACGATAAAATCATCAATACTCCGTTGTCCGACGTACTGTGGAAACTCGAAGCCATCGTCGTCGCCAATGGAATCCGATTAAAACTCCCGAATGTCTTTACCCGTGAAACTATCCGTGACTATGAAACTCAGTTTGGGGATGAAGTCTATTTAACGGCACAGGTAGGACTGACCACTTACCAAGACTACATTTTACCTTATAAGGATAATTTAAAGGTCGATGTCGTCCGTACGTTGCTCGACGGCAAGGGTAATGAGATTCCTTCTGCTCTACAAGAGAAGGATACGTATACGGCGTTCTTGCTAGCCCCCCCTAACTTAGACCTCATGGCCCCATCGCGGGGTTATGACAATAAGCAGATTAATGAGCTGTCTCAGCTCGTGGATATCAACTTCCAGCTTATCGACCCATTGCTGAACGAAATGCGCATGGTCGACGTTTCTGGCGTATATCGTGGAAACAATGGATTATCAATGGAAGGGGTGCTTAAAACACTCTATAGCTACAATGCCAACGCCAATGCCACAGAGTCGACATTAAACAGTAAACGGTACACGGGCGTACGTGGAGTTGACGTAACACCGGTACACAATACCAAAGTTTACGGGAATCTCGTTATCCCTACCGGCACCCGTTTAACGCAGATAGCAGGATATCTCCAGAAAACCTATGGGGTTTACCAAAATGGGATTAATCGCTACTATCAGGACAGTAGATGGTTCATATACCCTCTGTATGACCATCTAAGGTATAAGAAGTCTAAAAAGCGACTAACTATACTTAATATCCCTAACGACGAACTGGTGGCTCCTGAGCGCTCTTTTAACGTACGTGAAGATAACGTCACTATTCTTGCTACTGGCAATACCCTAGTCTTAGACCAGACGGAAAACATTGCCGCTAATCAAGGTACGGGCTTACGCTTTACCAAAGCCTCCACCTTAATAGACGGAATGCAAACAACAAAAGGGAATAAGGCTACGGCTAACACAGAGAACACCAATCAAGGATTGGCCATTCAGCAAAAGCCAAATGGACTCACCAATGCTCGGTATTCTAGTCGAGGAATGACGGATAACCCTTACGTCGAAATCTCTGAGTTAGCAAAAGGGTTAGGGATTATTACCACGGTAAATTGGGCAAACGCCAAACCAAAATATCTTTACCCCGGTATGCCAGTAAAGATGTTTTACAGTAAAGAAGGTGGCGTTAAAGAGATATACGGTACGTTACTGGGTGTTCGCATCAGCGAGGCGCCGTCTACCAGTCGGCTTACGGATAACACGTACCTTACTAACTGTACGCTAGTGCTACATTTACAAAAAACATAATTCTTATACTCTACGTCCTTTAGCGGGACGTAGAGTATAAAGGGAGTTTCCCCTATTCATTTCATTTTAAGCTTCTGGTTTTTACCAACCGTCTTCAATATCATCTTCTACAATGTAACCGCCCGTAGTAATGGCTTCTGCCCCACCATCAAAGCCTGCAAAGCTGTATAACGCATTGCCTTCTGGTGCTTCGACATCTAAGTCATCTACGATTCCATACGGGGTGAACTCGTAGTAGAATGTCTTATGTTTAATCGGCGTAGAGTCACTGGTACCACGGCGTTTACCCAATGAAGCGGTTAAGAACTTCTTATCACCGATTTCGTGGATATGCAGTAGCATCTCCCCATCCAGTTTTTGACTCAACCCCATTGCGTTATAGTAGTAGCTACCTTCAGCAAACTTCTTCGCAATGTTTGATGTACCTTCACGGGCTAACTTACGGGCATCACTGGATAGCTGATGGGCAGTAAGCTGGGTAATACCACGAGGGAAACAGTGGTTACGCAATACTTCAAAAGTATAGGTAATGATTTCATCCGTACGTTTACCGCTCTTGCCTGTGTACTTTTTAGTAATCAGTTCAGGATAGTCGACAATAACCGCGTGTATCTCATACCCTTTTGCTTCATAATAACTGAGTACATCAATAAGGTCCCATACATCAAACTGGTTAGGGTCATAGCAGCGCATTTCAAACTCATAACCGTTCACGCGTAAGCGGTCGATGACATAACGTGCTGCTTCGTCCGCATCCACAGAGGCTAAGTCTAACTTTTGTTTGTGTTCTTGTTCCCACAACGAGCGATAAATAAGCGGTAAGTCCTGCTCGATTTTGTTTTCGAACGACAAACGCAGAATAAGGGGCTTTTTATTCTTATCAAGCATGTGTGGGACATTGTAAAGCGGGAACCATCGGCAATAGTCGAGTAGAATACCCGTTTTATAGTTGTGCGTAAGCGCGCCGTAGTTAAACTGTTCGCCACGGAAATGTCCTAAGCCGCCTAATGCGCGGTTAAGGCCTTTAAGCCCAGTACGCAATACCCCTTCCACGGAGTTAAGCTCTTGAGTCCGTCTCATCGCTTCTACAACCGAATCTATGTCCGAAGTAGAGAGTGACCCACTAAACCCTTTCTTTTCTTCTTCGCCGGTGTTTTCAAACTCACGGATGCGCTCTAGCATCTCTTTAGCGTGGGCTAGGATGTCAATGCTGCCATCACCAAAGTTTATGTCTTTATTGGCTTTCCTATAAAGTAAGGCGTATTCATGATTACGGATAGAGTGTTGGAGTTCACTGATGATAGTCTTTACGCGTTCAGCGTTTTGGTACATGTCATCGTACAACGTACATTGACGCTCTAGTGAGGCGATATAGTCACTTGCAAATGCACAGTTCAAACGAATGCGTTCGATAAGGTCTATCTTGTCAACCTTAATATCTGAGGGTAGTGTGCGCAGCCAATCTAAGGTGGCTCTTAATGCATGGGCAATTTCCCCATCACTGCCTTCGCCCATGACATCGGCAGGCATCTTAATTAAAGCAATGGCTCGGTCTACTACCGATTCCAATTTACCATTAGGCTCAGCTAAATGACGATTGATATACCAGCCTACGACGGACTTCACAAGAACTAGGTTTGGGTTTTCGTTAATCATTCTTTAGGTTTCCAATACTTTTAATATTCTTTATGCTACGGTATTTTATCTGTGGATAATTTAACACTTGAACTAAACAATGACCACAGTGTATATATAGACTAATACTGTAGGGATATGACCTATTTTCTTCTTCTATAAGGAAGCCTTTTATGAAAGCCGTCTTTCTCAATGCCGGTTTAACCCGCGCTCTTAAGTCGCACGGCCTTAAGCTGGATGGAACAGAAGGCCTCACGAACTTTAAAGATTTCTTCACCTACAGTGACTTAGCCACCATGGAGTACGAAACAGCTTGTCTGTTAAAGGCTCCGGTTATCAATGAGATAGGACTGGTTTCTTACTTCAATGATGATGAGACAAGCCTGAGTGATGATTCTGATATCAGTTACGCGGGTCTTTTTGGTGACACTGTAAGTCCACAAGACGCACAGTCACGCATTCGTACTCTTAATTGTGTAGTAACACAAGAGGGCTGTTTGGTATTGTTTGAAGACACTGCCAATACAGTCAATGTTCTAGAAAACCTTTTGTTAGCTCTAGAACGCATACATCCTATAGACGACATCTTAAAGATGCCGCTATGGTCTGTATATTTAAAAAATTCTTAAACCTGTCTTTTAAAGACGATTACATGTAATGAAACCTCTAGCTGGAGAATATTTAAAATGGCTAAATTTAACAAAGATAAGGCGGTATCGCCATGGGCAGCGCTAGCGACTGCCGTTGATACTGCACTTGCAACAAACCAATTCGCAATGGGCGGCCAAACGGTGCAAACCATGGTTAGCTTTGAAAGCATTGATGCCGAAAGCCCTAAAGCTCTTGAGCTAGAAGGCACAGAGAAAAGTGTTTTAGCGCACCTATCTCAAATCGGCTTCGATAAGCAGCTAATGAAACACATCGGTGTTGAAAGCGTAGACCACCCATGTGTAGCAGCAGGTATGGACGCAGCAGCGATGACCATTCTTGCACAACAAGACCCAGCAGGCTACATGGCGGCGGTGACTAACGTTAAGAAAGCACCTGAAGGCGTAACGGTATTCCGTGAACCTGGTGCAGTAGACGTGTCTCTAGAAGGCTACGACGATTTCAAATTTGAAGGTTTCGTAGGTACTGCGGTAGTCGCTAACGCACTAGCAGCAGCATCTAGCCCATTCTCTGAATTGTTCTTCCGTACTGTAGTACTAGCGCCTTCACAATCAGGCGTTGACGTAACTATCACTAACCCACTTGTGTACACACGTCAACCACGTAACGCAAATGGCTCAGCATACGATCTAGTAAAACAATCTGCAGTGCGCGCTCTGATTGATGCATCTATCCTAGCGGGTCATGCAACTAAGATTCTACCGATTGCAACTACAGCTAAAGCTGGCATCCTAGTATCTGCTTCAGACGTGGCTAACCGTGATGCGGTTATCGCAGGTAAAACTGTTCAAGTTCGTCCTTTGGTTTATGGTAAAGACATCGACCTAATCGCAGCTTCTACAACTGAAGAGTTGCTAGTGGCTGGTGCACAAGACGAAACTGATACACTAGACCCAGCAGTGTCTCTAGGTACACATTACCTAAAACTGACCAATGCCCTAGACTCTGCAGTTGTTGCAGTTAACCTAGATGGTATGGCAGGTGCACTGTTCGCGTTGACTCAAGAAGGTGGTACTAAAGACCAACTTGTGTACTTCAAAGGCAAAGTGGTTCTAACTTCTGACATGCTAACTGTAGCAGGTGCTTCACTAGAGTCTGCATTGAATCTAGCAACTGTTATCGGCGGCACAGCGTCTGATTCATGGCGCGTAGAAGTGGACCTAGACATTTCTGGTACACTAGCATACGTACGTGGCAACATCCGCGTTAACTTTAACGGTGCGGCGGTTGCTGCAGGTTACCTAAACGGTGTAGCACTAACTGCTTCTCCACAAGCAGCATTGGTTTCAGCACTAGCAGTTGCAGGTATCGGTTACGAGCCAACAGCAACTCGTTCTAACAGCAACATGCGTGACCTAGGCACTATCATTGACGTGAACGATTCAATCAATGGCCGTATCCCTGCACGTATGCAGTCTCCACTGTCTGTTATTGCACCGAACTCAGTTCAAGGTGGCACAGCAACAATGGAAGCTGTGAACATGATTCGTCGTGTTCGTGCATCTAACCAAGCAATCGATAAATTGATGGCATTTGAGAAACAGCTTCTTACTTCAACAGGTATTGAAGGTGCATCTCCATCAATCGGTGCTATGGCTGGCGTGAAACCTACGCTAATCACGCGTACTCTAAATGTGAACACTAAAGTAGTACAGTTTGGTTCTAACCAATCAATGCTAGACCTACAAGGTGCTATCGCAGCAGCAGTAAACACAACGACTAACCAGCTACTTCTAGATTCTGGCTACCTAGCTTCAATCGAAATGTTCACTGGCTCTCAGTCTAACTTCGAAGTGATTGTCGGTACTGACCCACAAATCGAGTCGTTGCTAATGACTAGTGGTGACAACCGCGTTCTAGGTAATGGCCGTAACTACAAAGTTGCATCAAGCCTAGACTCACGTCTACGTGGTAAGATTTACGTTTCTGTACGCCGTACAGACGTAGATGGCGCAAGTGCACACTGTTTCGGTGTTCACCCAATCATGCCTTCACTAATCCACAAAGCAACAGTATCACGCGGCGGCAGTTCTTCAACTGAAACTATCGTGATTCCACGTGAAGACTTCGCGGTAACATGTCCAGTGCTAGCAGTAATTAACGTAGTTGGCCTAGACAGCATCTTTACTGGTGCATAATCGAGTCCGTTCTCTTTAGAGAAAGCGTTACCGAGTTTCCTCCTACAGGGTAGTCCTGTAGGAGGATTTCTCTTTTTACTGTCATTTTCTAGAAAAAGTAAAACCTATATTACGTTAATAGTAACGGATATCAATGGCCTTCTTTAACCTTCGGGTTAAAGAAGGTTTTATTGCTATCTCTCCTCTTTTTTCGTGACTGTCTGACATGCCATTCCCCGCGGTAGACAGTGTCTTATAGGAAATTACAAAATGAAACACGATGAAATATCGCGCAAGGCCATTCCAGCGATTTTTGGAAGAACCGTGTCAGCAGTGCCTATTTTTGAATGGCCTGTAGGTGATTGGGCTGCCCCTATGGTAGGTGGCCGTCTAATCATTAATACAACTAACCGTCCGATTTATGTCTGTCAGACTGATGGTATTGTCATACGGATAGACCCGATGACAAAGTCTTATCGAGAAGGGCTGCTGTGTCAGCTCTATCACTCTCTAGGGATTACTAAAGCAGTACATGGCTATAGTACTACGGCAGTATGGCGAGATGCCGTAGAATCCGCCCCTATTGAGCCTATTGCATCACCTAGACCTAAGAACCCGAAACACTTTAAACACATCTACGAAATCACTAGCGTAGAAAACCCAGTTGTGTCCTATTACGCGACACATCGCTGGGCACGCCATGGTCATGCTGAGAACTTACCGCGCTTTACCGATACTATCGATTGCCCGACGACTCATGGAGACGGATTACAGGAGAGGATAAACTTCGCGTATCTAAAAGAAGCGGCGGCAATAGATGCAGGTAACAGTTTAACCCGTGCTCTACGCCGTAGTGAGGAAGGTGTCTTTGTAGTAGACTTCATGCATACGCGTACATTACGCTATGGAGATGACTATGAAGGTGGCACATTAGACGGTACTATAGAAGTCCCTTCTTCTATCGATTCTACTCAGGCAGAGATTATGTCTGAACGCGTAGAAATCACAGGAGAAAGTCAAGGGGTGAGCAGCATGCAGCAAATCCTCAAGCAGTGTACGCCCACTATGCTGTGGTCTTGCCATAACCCGAAGCTTATAGTCAATGCACGTCAAGGACATTATCTGCCTGAATATGGTCTTACTGTAGGGTTTACTTCAGACGTCTTAAATAAGGCTTTGTCATTTACCATGCCTGATACAGACGTCTACATGGGTAGAACCGGCATCCGCATAGTAATTCCTAAACGTGTCAGTCGTACAGGAGCACTCTATGCTCGCATCGGTAAGCACACGGTAGAAATTCACGATAGTGGTAGTTCTGCCAGTGAAAGCAATTACGCACGTGCCTATCTGTATGATGTTCGAGGGGAAGAATATCTTGCAGGTGAAGCCTCTGTCGAGACTTTACTTAAAGATGGCATGTCAGTACGCGATAAAACCGGAGCCGTATGGGTAATCCCATTCTTTACCAGTCTACATGAAGCCAATACGTATTTGGACATTGAAGACGAAGCGCGTGTGCAAGCACGCATGAACGAAGTAGAACGTGACCTAAAAGCCTCAGAGAAAGAGAATCAAGCTCTTAAGCAGGCTTTAGTGAAGTTTAAGAAAATGGAAGAGGAACAAGAAAAAGCAAAAACCAGAACCATTGCTAACGTCATGTCCGCTTTCTTTACCAACCCAGTGGTACAGAAGACGATTATTGGCATTCTGCTAACCGTAGGCACAGCCCTTATTGCACACTTTACTAAGGGAGCGAATGGCCCAGTCGCTACGGCATAATGTCATAAATAATATTCGACAGTAATCGTTTAACCAAGGAACATCCAAACCCAGAACGGAGACGTATAATGCAACACGTGGACCCCGACTTATTAGCATTAATAGAAGCCACTACTCCTAAGTTTAATGAAAAGGTGATTCAGGGCTATGCACAAGGTGAGTCTGAACAATTCATTCCGTATGTTGATGGACTGTTGTCGCTGTGGAGTAAATCCTTACTAGCGGCAGGAACAGGCATCTCATATGCCGGATGGCAACATGTGACTCCCTATGAACGACTGCAAGAAGAAACGCGTCCTATGAGTAGTAAGCGAACCTACGAAATAGCCCGCAGCGACTATTCCATGATTCGCATCAACTTAACATTACATGGACAGAGACTTAAGCCCCGTTATCTAAAGATTCCATTTTTTGGTAATGGTGGTACCTTTATGTTACGTGGCTCTAAGTATCAAGCAGTGCCTACATTAGTAGACCATCTGTTTTCCATTGAAGACGGCAGTATATTCATGCCCGTTACTCGTGCACGTCCTACCTTCAACCGTGAAGCGTATTTCTATATTGCCGATGGGGCAATGGAGAGTGCCGATTATTACTGGGCTAAACTACACCACAGTCGACGTAATGAAGCACCTAAGTCACGACACCCTCAAATCATCAACTACATCTTTGCCCAGTATGGCCTTACAGAGACGTTTAAACGTTACTTTAACGCGGAAGTTCATTACGGAGATATTGACACTATCAATGATGTTGACTTTCCTGAAGACCAATGGGTAATCTGCAGTTCTTCTGGTAACCGCCCACGCGGACGTATTACGGCAGGCCCTTATGAACCACCTACCTTACGTCTAGCTGTGGCACGTGATGCTTATGATAACCGAGTATTGAAAAGCGCCATTGCATCGGTCTTTTACATTACCGACTTGTGCGCGCAACAGCCTTTCTTTGACTATAACGATTTCGACGACCCTTTCCTATGGCGACGTACACTGAGTCGCTTTATCTGGAAGAGTATCGATGAACGGGATGCTATTGCCCACGTTGATGAACATTTGGATTCTATCTCCGAATACATCGATGACTTCGTGGTACGTAAGCTACGTCATCAAAACATTGAAGTTCGTGAAATTAATGAACTGTTCTTCTTTATCATGGCAAACTTTTCTGACATGACCATTAAGAACGACGTATCATCTACCCGTACAAAGAAACTCTCGGTGGTAGAAGAAGTGATGTTTCCAGTAAGGTCAATGATATTCAACCTAATGTTCTCGCTCATGCGCGTTCCTAAAGAACGTCTAAAGCCAGACAATGTGGATAGAATGTTAGACCGGGAATGGAAAGCATTAGTGATGATGTCTATTGCTTCCGGTAAACACCCGGAAATTCAGGTACTCGAAACTACGACTGACCAGAAAGCTTATAAAATCGGGCGTGTCGTGCATATCCCGTCTAAGAATGGCAGTAAGTCTAAGTCAGCAGAAATGTATGACCCAGCCTTTAAGCTAAACCCAGACATGATAGAGACCTGTAGCTGGCTATTCATTACGAAGTCTTCTCCATCCGGTAGAGGGAGTTTATCACCCTTTACGGAAATTGATGGGCAAGGCTGCTTTGTATTCCGCCCGGAATTCCAAAAGTATCACAAAAACCTACAAGACTTATCTTAATCGGAGCTGGAGGGGTAATCCCTCCAGATTTTACCTATGGTTGAATTAAACAGCGCGGTCAAATACGGCCAAGCCATTAACAATGGGTATCCCGGCCCAATGTTGCGCTTGACGCCAAATCGACATGCTGATAAAGAGTTACTGTGGTTTGCGATACAGGGCATTAATATGGCCAGAGACATGCTGTATGAAGTCTCATCGGTCTTATTAGAACCCTTTATTGAAATCTCCGCACCTGAACTGGACTCTCCCTTTATGGGTGAAGAAGGGGCTAACTTTGCTAAAGCACTGATTGAGACGGTGGCGTATGAGAACGCCATGTTAGGTGCAACTCCAGAAAATCCTTTACCTATATTACAACATGGAATAGGAATAGCTGGAGAAATCGTCATACGGTTACTAAGTGACATTCTTTGTCGTAAACCAAATGGTTTAAATGGCGTCAATAATCCAGAAAGCTATCAGGCAAAAGCAAGGCTAGCAGTCGAGCAGGCTGTTAAAGCTTCACAGTTCTTTACTTTGTCTAAAGAAAGGCGGAATCAAACCTATCAAGACTTCCATTCTAGGATAGCTGAAAGGCCCTCAGCTACGGTTCAGGGAACGACGCAGGTACTTAGTAGCCTAAATCATGAACAGCCCTTACAGTCCATTACAGGGCGTTTAACGATACCGGAGGAAACAGTGGCGATTGATGACTATGAACGCGGGTTATTTCCGGATGTAGTAACCACTCTTGCGGCGAACGACTCTGCTGTACTGCAAGCGGCAGATAACCATCATCGTGCTTCACGCATAGTCGAGAAAAAGAAAATACAAACAGGGGACGATAATGCGATAGTCCCTAAATTAAAACCCTTAACTTTAACAAACGGCATTATGGATTTACTGGCTAAATCCAAACCCGAAGAAATTATAGATACGGCTGCTTTAGAAGAGCAAGCCATTTATGAAACAACAACACTTGATAACACCCACTCTATAGAAAAGGAAACTGATATGTACCAAGGTAACCAAAATGCGATTCAAGTCATGGATGTCCTTTACAATCGCCCAATCCTAACCCAGAACAACCAGCCTCTGGTCATGAACGCTAACGAGGCCCCTAAGGTTCCCGTCACACATGCCATGAATGGTCAGAATATGCCGGAGTTCATGATTAATGGATTACCTGTATTGATGTTCAATGACAGCTACAATGGTCAGTCGTCATGGACGGAATGGACGCCACAGGTAGAAGCACAGTGGATTGATTACGGTATCCGTAATGGGTTCTTAAATAACCCAGCCCCACAGCCACAGGCTGCTCGACCAATGGGTTACCGTGAGCAACAAATGGCACAGGCTCGCCCTGCTGCTGGTCCTGTGTATCAACCTGTAGCCGCGACTCGTCCTACGGGCGCATACCAGTCACTCAGTCAACATACAGAAGTTTCAACCGAGGTACCAGCCTCAGCCGCTATGCGTCAGTCTATTCCAGCACAGCAGCCGGCAACTGCGCCTGTCGCTAGACCTGCGGCACACAACATGGCATCGGCTATTACAACACAACCAGTGGTTGTGACCACCCCGTCACCGAGAGATGTGCTACCAGGCTCATACCCAGTAGAACTACATGACGGTACGGTCATTTACGCCGTGGATGCTGCGCAAGCCCCTTTCCGTGCAGTAGGCAATAAAGGGTTTCCTGTACAGCTAGGTAAAATGGGTCAAGAACTCTGTGTCATTGTGGGCATGGATGAAGACTTTAATGTATATGAAGTATTAATCGATAAGGAGAAGTGGATGGACAGAGAAGACCACTTAGGTCAGTTTGAACGCGCAATTCGCCTAGAGTCTCACGAAGGGACAGTGGCAGAAATTGCGGTAGCAGAAGAAGAAGGTACACCAAAGAGCTTTTCTGTGGTACTCAATGACAGCATCGGTACTGCTGACGGCTATAAGTCAATGGCGGCAATGGAACTTGCTAGTGCCGAAAACGACACAGAGCTTAAACTGACTAAGTTTGAGATTACTCGTCCGATTCCAGCCATTGCTATCCCATACGGAGTATTAAAGCGCTTTGTTGACACGTTAGCTACGGTAGAAGAAACCAAAGACAGTGATACGCCGCTCTATTACTCTACGGTATGCGTTGGGTTAATGGATGAGCTTAGAGAGCTAGGCAACACATCTATGTTTACATTCTTAGATGAAGTCATTACTCATATCGCTCTAACGGCTATCCGTTACCGTGTTAGTGCACCAGCACCGACTGCAACTCTAACCTCTTTCTTTGAATCTAAAGACGACATCGTTTCGTGGGCTGTAGAGCGGGACATTAATGTTGAGCTCTTTAATATCCTAGAAGAAGAGTTACCAAAGTACTTCAGCTTCCTAAATGAAACTGAAGCCGAAGATGAAGAAGGGGCAATTGAAGGCGCTGTAACAGTACAGTGTTTACAGCCATGGGTAATGGCCGTAGACGAAGACGAAGTCGTTCCTCTAGGTCGCATTACTTATGGTAGCTTCCCATCACTGTATCGTGCGATAGACGGTGCGTTTGCTAAACTCACAGGTAATGACACTTCGTCAACGATTACCGTGGTTACACAGAAAGGAGAAATCCTAGAAATGTTACGCGTGGGCGACCGCATCCCATGTTACTACTGTACTAGCAAGCTATAAAACGTAAAGGTTCTCTCCTCTCCTGTCATTAGACAGGAGAGGAGATATTACCTTATTTTTTCTTTTTCTTTGAATCCCAGTTGATGAGTTCATCAATGTCTTCTAAAGCCGCTTTCTTCAGTTTACGATTTAAGATACCATTACTGATGTCATAGAACCCGCGGCCTATGATGAATATCAGCGTAAATACCCCAACCATGACTGAGATAATATGCGCCACGGATACCCCTTGATAATAAAAGGCACCTTCGTGGATAGTCAGTTGACCTGCTGCTACTGCTTCTGGGAACATGCGGAATAGGAAGTTACTGGAAGATTCAATTGCATTACCGGCGGCTGCCGTAATCTCTTGAACTTTATCTGTTGTTTTTGCAACAGAGTCCGCTACCCCTAATCCTAAACCATAGGTTGCATAACTAAACGCTGCACGTCTTAGGTTTGTATCCATAGATTCAATCTCTCGGCGTGATGTATGGCGACACAGACAGAGTCTATCGCGTGTTCGTCCAGTTTCTCCAAAGAAATACCGTTACCATAGGATACGTCCGTTCTTTTCGCTAAAGCTCGACGCATGTCTTCTTTATCTTTAGAGCCCCCTTTAACACCCATGGCCTTTTTTACAACCGATGGCTCATAGAGGTTAAAGGTTTGCGCTCGATCCCATTGATACGCCCCTGCTCTAAAGACCGTAACTTGTTCAGTTAAGGCTTTAAACGCCGCAGCGAAACGTCCCATGTAAGGCGCCTCACTGCATATAGTCGCCGGTGACCATTGAGTGAGATATTGAAAGTAACAATTGGCGTAGCCTAGGTTACGTAAGAACCGCTCTTCGTGAATATCTTTAAGGTCCCCAAACTCACGTAACATGTCATTACCGCGTACGGTTACCGCATCAACCACGTGATAATGACGAGTTACTAAATCGACATCAATACAAGAAAACCCGGCAGTTTGAGTGCCGGGGTCAATCGATACAATTCTGAGTATGGGAGAGTCTGAAATGCTATAAAGCATCTTACGTTAGGTAAGGTAGAGAAGTACCAATGCGGAAATTCATGGTAACTCCATCTTGCTGTTGTAGCAATGGTATGTTGGTAGCAATATGCGTATGAATTTGAGCCGCTTTAGCTTCCGTATAGGTTACCGATACACTACCTGCCGTAGATGTTACCGTATCGTCAATGCCTGAAACAATACCCAGCTCAGAAATCACAGCATAACGGGAATCACTGTAGATAATGTTTGCCGCTTCAAGAATGTTGGCAATATCAGAAGCCGTGAGTTCAATTGGGAAGGGTGTAGTCACAGCAATATGCTGACCTGTAGCTTGGTTAACAACGCCATTTACCATCGATACCGGAGTCGGTGACAACTGAGACGCCGTCGGTACATATTCTGTACGTGTGGTTTCACCCGCTTCAATCGTAATCATCTCTGCGGTTGCGTCTGCGCTGCCGGTACTAATCTTTAATAGATAGTAAGCAAAGTATTGTTGGCCATCGTAGGTTTCTAAACGACGGATGCGGTATTTTGCTCGCTCCGCTGCACTAAGGTCAGCATTTACTGGACGCAGTACAAACGGTAAGTGTTCAAACAAACGCGCATTGTTGATACGATGTTGAAGGATATCCGTTAAGGAATCCCCATTCCCGCCAATGACATTCTGGTGACCGCCACGACCGATGGCTAAGTACTGTACTTCGGGTTGTTCTCCAGCAGGTAACGCAGTGCCGTGTTCCACAGCAAAGTACTCATTGAGCGTACTGTATGCCATAGGTATGAATGTCGCCCCTGGACGACGCGACGCTTCTAGGGCAGCCGCAAAGATGGTTTTGACGGCGGTATATGCTTGTGACATGGTTATGTCCCTTTTTCGTTTTTAAGTAATAGATTCGAGTGTTACATTAGACGTAGAGATATCAACGAAGAGATAATGTTCTTGGTCAATCTCAGGAATGACCACTTCACCACTATCAATCAGTGCAGTAAGAGGCTCGTCCTTCGGTAAATTCACAAGACTGCCTTGTTCAATGGTTGTAGACAGTTCTACATGTCCCATGGTTACCGACCAACTCTGAACACTTTGCCCTTGTTCGATAAACTCGTTAAATGCAGTTTGTGTCGTGATACCATAGATAAGCAAAGATGGAAAATACAGCTCTCTCTTACGCTCACTGGCATCGCCGCCCAATATCATCACGTCGTAGGTGGTTAACGCATCCAGTATTTCAATCATTGCCCGTTGGCGTGCTCCAACTGTCGTACTGTTGTCACTGTAGTCAACGACCTCGGCTAATATACGGTTAGCTAAATCCCACCAGTCTTGAGTAGTTAATGCAGTAGCATCAATCCCTTTAGTGAATAACCAATCGTCATACCGTGTTCCTTCAGGTTCCGTTCTTAAACGAACGTTAGTCTGTAATCCATTAGCCACGTCACGCATCATTGACCTAGACAAAGGCTCTCTATAGAACCCTTCTTCTAATAAAAGACGTAGGTCTTGATTTTGAAGCTGGTTAATAAAGATGACAAACTCGTCCATATTAAAGACGCTACGAAGGTTAACCAGATAGGTTAGTGTGTCACTGATGGTACTTAAAGTGATAGCGTCACTGTCTGTTAAAGCATGCAGTTCATGGGCAGACGGGTAGTTTAGCGGAATAACGGATTTAACTTCAATCTCCGGCACAACAGAAGGTTGATTCTCTACACTGCGGCTAGCCGCATACATAAAGAGAGTAAAGGCATCTTTCGCCGTTAAGAACACATCTGCGCCATTAGGCACAACGATATTAAAGTCGGCTTGATATAAACCTAGATACGCCATGTATGCCCAGTAGTTCACCTTCATCGGTAAATTCACAATGGCTTGAGACACTAAAGTTCCGTCTTCATCGGCTTGATAAAGTTTCGTCGGAAGCTGATTGTAGACAAGGGACGTGCCTTTGACTTCAGCACTCTCCGAGTCCGTATCCGCATCGTTAGTGTTATAGGGTGCATACCCCTTAGTTATCTCAAACACATCTGCGGTGCGCATAGTGTCACCAGATGCAAGGCTCGGTACAGGCTCCCAGTAATTTGTCTTAGAGTAAAGTGGCGTACGCACATAGTTGCTTAATAGCGTATCGTCGAGTTGTAGAAAGTCAATGCGGGAAACTTTTAATCCGGCAGGCTTAGTGACGTTTAGCATAAGCCGTTCGAACTCTGCGGTAGTACCTGCATTTTTACGAATACCCGCAATGTTTCGATATAGCCATAGGGATTGGTTTAAACTTAAAAACCCTTTATAGTTATCCAGATTGTAGTGCCCAGATAAATATGACCATATCTCATACTGAGAGGCTTCATTTGTGTGCGCTTTGTCGTCACGTAGTCCCATGATTACTGGAACCAAGAACATAGACATCTGTCCGATGAATGCCGCTGGATACAGTGGGTCTGACGTCGCATAGTCAGGGTTCCAGTGTCGCTCATAGTGGGTTCTTACCCATTCCTGAACACGGGCAATTAAAGTGGTTTCGTTACTGGCAACTAATGAGCTGTTATAATCCAGTAACTGAAAGTCATCGGCTGCAATGGCCACTGCTTTATCAATAGGCTTAGTGATGCCATTGATTAACAATTCTTGCTTAGGGTAACGGTTTACTAAATTCTGGTATTCATCGCCACCACGTGCATGTAGCAGTGCCGTTCTAGGATGATACAGTAATGTGTCACGGGTAAAAGGAATCTCTTCCTGAGTATCGGAAGAAAGAACCGTCATAGGAACATCAGTCGGGTAATATTCTCCGGCTAAGTTCATGTAATATTTCCAGTTAACGGGGTCATCGTCCACCGTTAACCCGTTGGCTTTTAAATAGTCATTAATGAGTGTATTCTGCAACTCGTATTTAAAGACCATAGAGCGCACCAACTCAACGGTGCTGTTGTAATAGAGTCTAAAGGTTTCAGATAGCATAATGGTCCTGTCTCCGGGTGTGGAACCCCTATTAAATTAGGGATTCACGATTTTGATTAATCGGGTGCTTAAATCGTCTAGTTCTGAAATCTTATAGATTCAATAAGGAGTTTATCACATGTCCGACACCACCAACGATGGGTTTCTTGTTCCCATTGATTCCATTTTAGCGGAGCGTAAGTCCGCCCAGAACGCAGCAGCCAATCAAACGGCAAACAAAGACCAGATTCGTGCGGTATTGGAAGAAACCACAAACCAGTTAAATAACGTCAGTGGGATACTCGAACTGCATCCTGACTTGCGTCTATGTATGGAAATCCGTACAGCAATGATCCTTTCTCCTAAGGACATGGTCACACCTAAACTTCGGTTTAAACTCGACCCTGATGTCTATCAGCCTGACGAGAAAGCGACAGAGTTATTGACGGAACTTACCGCCCACTTTAGAACCAGAACGCCATTAGAGCGGGACATGTCAACCTTTATTGATGAAGCGCTCTTTTTATACGGCGCGCATATATGGTTGATGATTCCACCTAATACACTGGATACGGCTATCCAGGGTAATGAGTTCGGCATGGAGTCTATCACTGACTTAGACACATATTGTAAAACACACGGTATTATAGCGCCAGAGCCAGAGGTAGAAGCGACCTTTAAGCGCCTAGGGATTTCGGGTATTAGTGACAACTTAAATATCTTACGCCGTCCTGCTATTGAACAGGTACTAAAAGACCACCGCAATGCTGAAGTCAGTATGGAAAGTTACGGCAGTGCCCCTGTCTTCCGTAACCGTAAACGCGAGCTAATGAAGCTAAGTGCGCCTATTGGCGATAAAGCCAAAGGCGGCGACCCACTCATCTTTAAAATCCCGCCAGATTGTATCTTACCCATACATGACCCGGCTGACCCATCACGTCATGTGGCCTACATCATCCAAGTCGACCAACACGGAAGTATTACTTCTGAAATGGAAGAAGCGAATTACTTTGAGAAGCTGCAGAAGCGTCTCTTAGCGGCTACGCAGAGTAATACGACTCAAGACTACATGACACTGAAAAACATGGGATTTGAAGGGAAGATGCGTGAAGAAGACCCCGCGGGGCTACTGCGTATGTATCGCAAGGAGATGGAAAAGACCATTGAGCAAGCAGTGCGTACTACGGGTGAAGATGGGTACTTTAAACTGAAAGACCACGAACCTTTCTATCGCATGATGTTCTCACGCGCTCTAGAAGCACAGGAAACCCGATTGCTCTATGTGCCACACTACATGGTCGACTACATGGCGTTTGAGTACAACAGTATGGGCCATGGCGTATCTCTCTTAGAGAAAACACAGCTCTATTCATCTTTACGTGCCGTAGTGATGTTCTCTGACCTAATCCGTCAGATGTCTAACTCTATCCCACAGAGAGATTTAAACATTACCCTCGATGCTAAAGACCGAGATGGTCCACGTACCGTACGTAACCTCGTTCATGAGTATGGGCGTATCATCGACCGAAGTATTCCACTAGGGACATTCTCACCAACCTCTATGATTGATGAGTTACGTCGCTCTGGAATTCGTGTAAACGTAGATGGGGGCGAACGCTACCCTAATACGAAGTTAGAAGTTGAAGACCGTCAACGTCAAATTGCCCGTGTAGATGACGAGTTAGCTGAACAGTTAAAACGTGCTCAATACGCGGGGCTATCTGTACCACCTGAAGTCATTGACCAGTCACTGCAAGGCGAGTTTGCTATTAACACGATTACATCAAACCAACTCTTTGCTAAACGTTCCATGGTTGACCAAGATACCTTTATTACACTGATGCGTAACCGCATCCGTAAATACATTTATCTATCCGACCATCTATGGAAAATGATTAGTGATATAGTGGGTGAAGCAAACGTAGACCGATTCATTGATGCCTTAGCTCCAGCACTGCCACGAGCTGATGAAGTCAGAATCGAACAGCAAATCGAAGCATTTAATCGATATGCTGGGTTTATCGACGACGTAATGGAAGTGCACATTTCCGATACGATGTTACGCGGCTTAATCACCACCGATGTCTCGGGTGACGCCTTAGAGGAAATTCGAGCTATATTTGCTGCGCACTTTAAACGAGAGTACCTCATCTCTGAAAACATACTCCCTGAGTTACAACGCCTGTATGACCTAGAAGATGCGGAAAACATTGCTGACCGTATTAATAGTTACCATAAAGACCTGTTCAAAACAGTAGGGCGTATTGTGAAAGGACTTATCATGACCAGCTCTAAACTTCAGAAAGAAGAAGATAAAGCAAATGATAAAGCCGGAGGAACGGCAGATGCACCTGCAGAAAGTCCATCTAGTGACCCATGGAGTACACCTGCACCGTCATGGGACTTTGGCACTACTGACGAAGAGGAAGAAACTCCCACTGAACCTGTAGAGGAAGACCTACCTGCTCCAGAAGAGGAAGAGGAAGAAATGCCACCTACGGAAGAAGAGGAAGAAACCCCTCCAACGCCATAAAGATACACTCGTAAACGTAAGACTTAAAATAGGTAAGAGCCTTTGTGCTCTTACCTATTTTTCTATGTCGTTTAAAACCTATATTACTATTTGAATAAGCCCTTTTAACGGAGATACCTTTATGTATGTAGCATTGACTGACGACTGGTTAATGAAACCAGAACACCCACTATTATCTGCACTGCTCAGTAGACCTATATTAGCTCTCTATGAGGCAGAAGGTTTTAATGATGACGTGTGGACTTGCATCTGTGCTGTTACAGGCTTCTACAATGAAGACGTCGAAGTCTGTAACCAAGAAAGAGCTAAGGCTGCTCAAATCTTACTCGCCATTGCTAATTACTGTGCACTCTATAATGGTACCATTATAGACTTGCTGGAAGAACCAGAGTGGACACATGCCTGGGGACAGTTACCGACTGTGATGGCTAATCAGTTTCAAGTCCCGCCTGCCGATAGAATCTATGACTTCTACGCGGCACAAAATGTCAGCCGTGAGGATTTCTTTAAGTACATCAAACGCATTGAAACCGACACGTCTATCTTACCATCATTTATAACAAACTTACTTTACCTGGAAGCCCATCCGGTATTAGCGTCATTTAAAGCAATGATTGACACGCATCTCATTACACCTACTGGTGGACTAAACTACACCGTCATTAATCAGCTAGAACGTCTAGGCTACCGCCATCGCGTGATAGAGCGAGACTTATGTGACCCACTGCGTTGTGGTATAAAACTAAAGAAAGGGGAATTTTATTATGGGTAACTGTGTGTATTTGAGCCGCAATTGGTATGCGGCTCTTTTAGTCTTAATCAGTGTTTCATTAACCGTAAACGTATATTCGATACTGGAGGTCAGTGACCTAAAAGGACAGAAAGCAGAGCTTCTGGTAAAAAAGGAAAACTTACACGACTACATCGATGAGCTCGAGTATACTAATGAAGACCTGTTAGTTCAAATAGGCAGTCTAAAAGACGAGATGGATGAAACGGCGGATATGCTCGATACGTTGCCCTATGCTAAGCTTTGGTCACCCAAACAAAACCTTGCACAATGGCAAGAAGAGCTCTGTCTATCTATCTTACTGTTTGGTGAAGAAAGAGCCGGTTCACGTAAAGACATGGTCTTTATTGCTAACAGTGTCTATGAACGGGTAGGGCTATCGTGGTATGAAGGCAATGCCTGTCTAGTAGCAGCCGAAGGCTATGGGACGCAGTTTACATCTATGAAGCCCTACGCTAAAATCTTAAAGGAGATTGTTTGGGGTAAGGTAAAAGACTTTACACCAGTAGAAGCCCGTAGTAATGCAATCGAAGCCCGTAAATGGGAACAGATACGCAAACTGGCTAAAGATATCCTTTCGGGTAAAGAACGTAAATACATTCAGGCGACTCACTTTATCGCATTAGATAAATTAAAAGTAGTTCCTGGATGGGCAAAGGCCATGCGGCCAGTAGCCGTTTCGTCAGGCCATGTCTTTTTTACCGAGTATGATATTATCGATGGGAAAATCGTTCGCTATACAGAAGACAATCCGTTTAACCAAGCACAATACAATCTTGCAGGTTGGGAAAACCCACAGTACGACACTGCACCAATATACCTAGGGCGCTATTAACGCCCTAGGTTTTATTACACCGACTTTTAAATTGGAGACCATAATGGCTAAGTCACGCAAAAAGAAATATAACCCGAATAAAACCGCCGGTAGTGTCCGTCAGCGCTTTTTTGAAAATATCTGGATTTCGGATAGCTCCGTTGTTTATCAGGCCACCGTGCACAATGCCGACGGTAAAGGGATAACGCCATTAGGGATTCCATCCGATATGCGGGCAACATGGATACGTGAGCTTAATACCAGTAAGTTTCCGTGGACGTTTGTTTTCTTTGCCTTTGACTCGACCGCAAAAGACTTTAGTTATGCCGAGGTACCTGCCTCACGTCCATGCAGTTCTATAGAGCTGATTGACGACATTAACGTGGCTCTACAAGACTATTTAAATGGTTTCGAGCACGGAGTGGATGCCTGGGGTTGGGTTGCTGTTCCTTCTCATACTGTCGACATTGAGGCTAACGCTCTCGCATGGGGTCAGTACTTCGAATCTATAGGTATCTATGACCTAGATAAAATCGAACGTTTTAAAACCATCCGCATTTTAGGAGAAAATCAAAATGGCTTATCAACGAGTAATGTTGACGCTGGACATTAAGCGCCATACAGTGCATGCGTCTATTCTAGAAACATTAAAGCATTTTGCTTACTTATTGGGAGTTGAGCGCTACAAGGAAGCACAGAACCGTTTTGACGGAGAAAAGGCCTCGCCTCGTATTAGAAAGCTTTTCCATGAACTGATGACCTCTACCTTAGATGACCCTACGTGGAAACACAGCAGTATCCAAGAAGGGCCGGGTTATTTTCGACTAGAAGCTTCCTTTATTAGCACCTTAAGCTACGAAGGTGCCTTTGAGCTTTTGCATCTTTTAAGGCACCACTTTAGATGCGAAGCCAACCGCCCCATCATCATTGTACACGTCGAAGGTAGGAATACTTACTTTGTGCATATGGTAAACGCTAAGCGTGAGCTATATCACTGTATCGTACCTTTTACTGACAGCATTAATTTACAAACCCCGCATGATGTACTGGCAGAACGCGTAGCTGAGTACATTGCGGCAAACCATAAAGAAGAGGCGATTTAAAAATGAACACTTATTATATCAAAGTCCGCATTAATACGGAAACCGCAAGTGAGTTAGCATGTAATACCCTAAAGCGTTTAATGGCAGAATGTGGAAACTCGCTGTATGACATTAAAACGCCACCTCTGTCTGAAGTAAAGAGTGGGTTTATTGTCTCCCCAGGACCACGTCAGTACACAGGCGAAGAAGGGCCAGGGTATTTAGGCGCGGAGCTCTATTTTACAGGTACGGGTTCCCTAACGGAATTCTTTAAACTCCTTTATGAACATGTCATTGACCATTCCAACATGTTGTTATTGAAACGACATCGAGCGGTAGGGTTATACACCACCTACTATTACGATGCATCGGATGACTCTCCAATACAGGTGCCGTTATCTAAGGGAGATGGGGCTGAAGCCCTAGATGCTTATTTTACTAACGATTTCAAAATCGGTAACCGTACCCATTTAGGGATTCGTAAAACATTGGAAGGTTTACATGCAGTACTCTGAGTTAGATGTAGCCTTATTTAATCGTTTAGCTAAAGCCCTTTCTTTAAAGAGACTTTTAAAACGAAGAGATAATTACCCGACACAGGGCGAGCAAACGTACCTATGTGGAGCAAGGGAGTTCGCCATTGTTTCACATATCCCTGCTTTAACGATGGCCGGTAAGGAGTACCGGCGCGCAGTGGTGTACGTAGATGAAACAGTAAGAGACGGAATGTTAGAGCAATACCTGTTAGGAGATACGGATGGCAATCCAGTTTAATATCAAAAATGGTTCTACTGTGGTTAATCGCCCAGCCTTAAAACTCGCCACTATAGGGTTTAAGATGACGCAGGGTAAGTCAATGATATTAGAGACGGAAGATTTTGCACGTGCTGTGCTGCTAGCATCAGCCCTTAAGTCGACCGGTGTATCTTACTACTGTAAGGTAAAGCCTACCGGGCGCTATAAACAGGCTGGCTATGCCGTGATACTACGAAACTGGGCAATCATGCTACTCGCACTGTCCTCCATATTGCAGTATGTATTACCTGTGGCTGTAGTTGCGGTTCACTTCTTTAGTATTTTATCGGTAATACTTATAGGGAGAACGTTCTTTAGCCGACACGCGAAAATCTATGGGTTTTTAGCACATTGCTTTAGAAACAACCCAGCTAAGCGATACCATTTCTCAGAGTCGGGACACGGAGGCAGTTATCTTTCTGTTCACTTTAATGATAAAACGTTAGTCTCGGTGTTTAAGAAGGGGAACGTGAAGGAGAACATGTACAATGTACAGTCAGACTATCTATCAACAACGACCGTACTGTCGATTAGTGAAATGATAGTAGCCGATGTAATTGGATTAGTTAAGACACTAAAATAAGATATCTAGAGGTATAGGGTTTCCCCTATACCTCTAGCCTTTTAAACATTTCTTTTTTATTTGTGTGCGGAAATCATGTGAACCAGATAAGAGGATTTATAACCATGACTAAACTTACCATTTCAGACAATGAACTCATGCAGGCATTTACTGGCTTAGGTGCTGAGGTAGACTACGCTCAGCGCATTGTCGAGTTCCGCGCGCAGATTGAAGCTATGGGCATTAACACGCCTAACCGATGGGCATGTTTTATCGGACAGTGTGCCCACGAGTCCGCGGGTTTTACTGTATTTGAAGAAAACCTATATTACAGCTATACCGCACTTATGAAAGTATGGCCTTCACGTTTTCCTAATGCGGCATCAGCAAAACCCTACCATCGTAAGCCTGAAGCCATTGCCAATAAGGTTTATGGTGGACGTATGGGGAATGATACGAAAGGGGATGGCTATCTCTACCGTGGACGAGGTCCTATTCAGCTTACCGGTAAAGATAACTACATTAAAGCCGGTACAGCAATTCGCTTAAACCTAGTAGAGCAACCCTCCTTAGTCAGTGAAGACCCTGTCTATGGCATCATGGTAGCAGCGTGGTTCTTTAGCACGAATAAGAAAGACGGAAAGTCTATCCTAGAATGGGCAGACAACCTATCGCATAAAATGGTTACTCGCATTATCAACGGGGGTTACCATGGGCTAAATGACCGCATTGTAAAGTCAAACTTTGCCCTTTCTGTTTTCGGTATTGACGAAGGTCGATTTAAACGTCCACTTATCCGTCTGGGTGACCGCAGTGATGCTGTCCTAGAAGTACAGCGCTATCTAAAAGCCTTAGGTTATTTACATAGCGCGGATAAAGTATATGGCCCTAGAACCCAACAAGCCATTATTCAGTTCCAGAAAGATCATGGTTTAGTGGCTGACGGCATTGTTGGCGGGACAACCTATTTAACCCTTACCACTCACGTACTACAAAATAAATAAAAGCGGGCACAATATGGAACCATCGATTAAGCGCCACATGGAGGCGCTCGACGCACAGTTAGGAACAGTGGCAACCGCCGCTAAAACCGGTAGGCTAGGAAACATTACGTTACGGGCAGAAATGCTTCCATCGGATGTTGGGTACGCCGATGCCCTTGTCTATATTACGCAGCTTATTAAGCATTACTGCACGCTCTATAGCAGAGGGTTATTACCAGAAACAAAGTCCCTGTCTATAAGCGACTGTAAGCGATTCTCAGAGCGTTTTAAGATAATCGCAGTAAACTATAGCGAACAAGTCTTTACCACGCTCTATCCGACGTCTGCGCGCATTAAAGCGGGTAAACAGAGAATATGGTTACAAAAGCCTTGGTTAGCCGAAGGGCTCAGTAGTCAAGTCGCCATGTTTGAACTATCTATGTTAGCCTTAAAGAAACTCTATGCGCTTAAAGCGCTGGATGGGACTTCCGTAGCAGCAGAGCTAACGGCACCTTTAGTGGACATCATTACTGACATCGTCGTGTCCAACTATTCCCCTAAAGAAATCGAACGTAAGATACCTAAACTAAAGTACCATGTACCTTTAGAAACACCTCCCGTTTTTTTAGCAAAGATTGCTCCAGAGCGCCGCACGGTGTTAACCTCTCTCCCTACACGCCATGGCGCGTTAGGCGCAGTCGTAAAGTCCTATCTTGTTGAGCTAGTCCCTACACAAACGACATTAGTGGGAACTACATTAAAGCCAGGTGACCTGTTTAAAATAGGTCAGCAGTTATACCTGTCGAAGAAACGACAGACTATGTTAAGCTCCATAGACACACTTAGTGTTCACTTGCTATAATAAGGAAATTCATCGATATGCACGCTAAACTCATTTTTGATTCATTAATTAATACCTTTAACAACATGGGGTATAAAATCACCACTAAAGACGCCCGTAAGGTCCGTGATGCGTTTTTAAGTAGCATCATGAACATCGCTATGTCTGGTGATGAACGCCTTACCATACGCCATCTAGGCGTATTCTACAAGAGCCGTGGGAAAATGCGCTTTAAACCCGCTGCGGTTTTTAAGGACCGGCTAAACAATGGGTTTAAGTCAGGTCCTTACCCTTGTTTGTCAAAGCAAGTCATTGATATCATGGAAGCCATATTATCCGAATATCGATGGACACGAGAAGTCCATGAAAGCATCTATCGCAGTATGTTTACCTTAATAGAAACGGAATTAGCCGTCACCGGAAAGATTCGCTTTACAGGTTGGGGTACGTTTTATACGGCAGACGTGGCCCCACGTCATTATGTTACCGCTAAAGACCCAACCGGACATGTGTTTAAACCTCGTCATATGACCGTTCGTTTTAAACCATCGACAGTACCGTCTAAAAACTTACTCAATCTTCATTAAGCCCTGAAAGGAATCCACATGGCTACAACTGCAACTATCGATTTAAACGATGCTGCTTATGCGGACATTGAACTTCGTGATATCTATGGTCCATCTGACTGCTTTATCGAAGAAATCAAACGTTTACTTTCCGTAACGATTGACATCAATGGTAAAGTCCTTATCCGTGGGGAACACAGCCGGTCAGCACGTGAAGTATTACTGCGCATGCTTTCGCATCTAGCCCGACGTTTACCTTTGTCTATGGAAGTGGTGACCGAGTACATCCAGTCACAGCTTTCTATGATACAGTACTCTAAACGGATGCCCGTCATAGAAGCAGGGAAGTTAAAGATTACGGCTAAAACGCCGAATCAAGCGACTTTACATGAAAGCCTAAATGAACACCTACTAAACTTTGCAATTGGTCCTGCGGGTACAGGTAAGACATTAATTACCGTTATGGCCGCCGTTCGTGCTCTACAAGCTGGAGAAGTCGATGGCATCACGGTACTGCGCCCTGCAGTGGAAGCAGGGGAGAAGTTAGGGTTTCTACCGGGCGATGAGCAGAAAAAGCTAGACCCTTACTTACGCCCTATATTCGACGCCTTAGCGGAAATCCTAGGCTTTGAAGAAACCAACAAGTTAGTGGAAGCTGGTATCATCGAAATCTCGGCCTTGGCATTTCTACGCGGCCGTACATTTAAACGTAAGTTCGTGATTTTAGACGAAGCCCAAAACACGTCGGTTGAACAAATGAAAATGTTCGTCACGCGTTTAGGGTATGGGTCGAAGATGGCTATCTGTGGAGACACGGCTCAGATAGACTTACCTAAGGGAATCGAGTCGGGTTTAAAATACGCCATTGACACTTTTTACGAAAAGGCGCCGTCACCTAAGTTTACATTCTTAGACGACAGTGACTGTCATCGTCACCCTATCGTAGAAGAACTCCTAGGGTTTATGCAGTAACATTAAAAGCACTGGGTTACTCCTAGTGCTTTTATTTTCATCATCTTATGTATTATAAAAAGGAATACCCATGTCCATTGCTATTAATAATCTTTTCTATGTTACTGACCCTTCGGTAGTATGGGATTGTGAGTCTAAAATCCGCATACCGGAACTCTTTACATCTGTAGAGATGTACATTACCAAAGATTACGATATTGTCCATGTACCGAATCAAACCGTTTACAAACGCGACCGCGCTATAGCTATCGAAAAGCTCGTCTACAGTGACGTTCCAGATTTAGCAATTAATGGGCAGTCTGTCCACTTAATGCTTTTATTAGCGGGTATCTTTAAACCTTTAAACTTATTACCTACCGATTACGTCTATACTGTAGGTAGCCCACAAGGACCTACGGTAAAGGTACTTAATCTAGAATACCGAGATAACCCAGCAGAGAGTCTATTCTGGCAATATCCTAAAGAAGGGATTCTAGTACCTAATACTGGACTGACCGAAAAGGTTTACTATATCCCCGCACTGAAAGATGTGTATGTAAGAGAAGACGGCGAGATATTAAATGCTTCTTATGCACTATTTGAAAAAGGTGAAAATCGCACAACCTACTACGTGAAATCTAGCGCGGATGAAACTGCTTTATTTGAGCTTACCCAAAAAGAGCTGGTTGCGTTAGCACTAGGGCTCTATGACGCTACGGATTTAAGCTGTATTACTATTCAGCCCGATGGCGTTGGTGGTACAGAAATAGGCCCAATTATGGAACTGTTTACCACGGTTGACTATGTAGGTACAGAAGCACCATCCCCATAACTTAAAGGCTTTCTAATCCTATGACTTATTAGAATTCTCTCAGTATTATCCATAAGGAACTATCCATGTCTAAGTCAGTATTAAAACAAGCCATTATGGCGACACTCGCAGCCTCGTCAGAAATCAGTTCTGTAGAAGCAGCACAAGAAACCATTGCGAGTTTCCAACAGGAACAGCGCGAATTTGAAGAAGCGGTAGAGCTTCATAACAAGCTGGTGACTATCACTGAAAACTGTCGTCCTGCGGACACCCGTATGGCTATCATTGCTGCTAATGAAGCACTGGGCGCTATTCCAGAACTTCAACTACCAATGGTCTCAATGGAGTCCAGCGCAGAAGACCATTACGAAATCGCAATGGAAGGCATCGGTGATATTATCGAGTCTATCTCTAAATTCGTAAAAGAGAAGTTTAAATCTCTAATGGAAAAAGTAGGTAAATTCAAAGATGCCTTTACTTATGTGTTTAAAGACGAAGCAGAACGTGCTGCTGCACTATTATCTCTGATGGATAAGTCACCGGCGTATGTAGAAGGCGACATTGCTTTACCGGAGCCACAGGTACATCTGTTCCAGGCGGGCGGTAAGATAATGGATACCTCTAAAGCGATTGGTGACGTTGTGAAACACAACGAAGCAACGTTTAGTCCAAAAGCGGTTGAAAAAGGTATCGCTGCTATTAAAGCGAATGGTTGGAAAGGCTACGTCGATGGCATGGACGCTATCAGTAAGGTTATGATGGGTCTGGTTAAAGACTTCGGCATGAAGCCAACGAATGAAATCGGTGATAAGCCGGTGAGTAAGACACACGTTGCTTACCGCACAATGACCAAACTCCCAGCTAACTATTACAACTACGTGCTGATGATTGCACGAGTGGTACCTGGCGATAAGCGTGAGTTCTATACGTGGGACCGCGTAGGGTCCATTAACGAAAACGCTAAGTTCGCGACTAACAAGGGCGTTTCTGTAATGCCTGCATTAAAAGAAGCCGAACTTAAGAAAGTCCTTACTGCCATTAAGGATGGTTCTTCATCTAACGTAGAGCGAGTGCAAGCCATCTCTAACTGGGCACGTAACCTAGACGGTTTCTTTGATGCCTTCTTTAAGCAGATGGAAGATTTGACACTAACCAAAGAAGAAGTAAACCGCCTGTATACAGATGTGTATAGCCTAGCAACGTTTAGCTTCTACGCTATGTCAGATAATTTAGACTATCATGACCGTGTGTTTGGTGCTTATCTAAGCGTTGCAAAACGTCACTTTAAATAAACCATAATTAATAGTCCTAGGAGCATCGGCTCCTAGGACTATTAATGCTATTTCTCTTTTTTAATCTTTTTCAAAAGTAACCAGGTGGTAATTCTGCTTACCGCTGATGATGTCAGTAGCCTCCCAGCCAAACCTATACCCCCATAGGGTAAAGACTTTAAAGGTTAGTAATGGGTTGTCCGTTTCGTACTGGTAGTACTTTGCATTGTATGCAGTATTACGCATTGTCCAGAATGTCGAACAGATGAAGTTAAAGTAGGCGTTCTTACCACCCCTTAAGTTTCCTAGTTCAAAGGTATTGCCGAACAATACATTCTTTTCAATATACTCGACTTGCTTAGCGATATGGCCACGGAACGGTTTACCAATGACTGGGTAGTGTTCCCCGGTAACGATTTTCTTTAGGAAACCTAAATCTACGGTATCGTAGTTAGAGTCGTCGTCTACCCAAATCCATACCGCCCAGTACCAGAACTGGAAGGTTAACCACCCTATATGCTCCTTAGGTACCTCACCTCCCATCTCAAAGCGCGTAGACTGAAGTAGCCATAGTGTTTCCTTAGAAACGGGATGGCGCTCATAGAGACGCTTTAACCAACGCTGTTCTTGTAGGATATAGTTATAGACGTAATAACGTGCAGGTTCACGGAACCACACTACACACCAATACACAGGCACGCCGACGACTTTACGGATGCCGGTAATCGAAGTTACCATAAAAAAATAAATGTAACGATAAAAGAAATAAAAGAGTTCTTTCATTAAGGGCTCCCTAGCCATGGTTAATGTTATCATAGTGATGTAAACCACCCATGGGATTCCTAAAGGTAAATATTAACGATACGCAAACATCCCATGTTACTGATAAAAGAGGAAAGGTTATGAAAGATAAACTGACTGAGTTTTTAAATGCAAACCCAGAAGTAATGCAAGACTGGTTAGAAGGCGGCAGTAATATAAAGTCTGTCTATAAATCCCTCATTCGTGAACAACTGGGCAATCCAGTTATATTCTTAGATGTAGATGAAGTCATACAAGTTCATCGTGCTCACTTACAGGGTCTCATGATAGACCCCGTTGCTGTAGAGCTGATTCAGAGACTCTGTGACCTAACGGGGGCGAGAATTGTCTATGCTAGCGTATGGGGTACCTTTATGAACGATGGTATTACGGCGTCTTCTATTCACGAAGCGTTTGGCTTTAAAGGAATGTCATTGATGCAGACTGCGGATGGCACAGAAATGCCATGGCGTCTAGAATCCGTAACTGGAAGTGGTAACCGTGGACGCTCTGTTCAGAAGTATCTGGCTGATAACCCACACATTAAAAACTATGTCGTTATTGATGACAGTTGGTCTGATTACATGGAAATACTGGATAAGGTCGTTGCACCAGACGGCATTGAAGGCTTCGGCGTTCGTGACTTCTACCGTGCTAAAGACATACTCGTACACGGACAGGTTCGCTCACCTGAAGAGACACGTCTGCCCTTTATTTACCCGCACCGTTCTCAAGGTTGCGTACGTGATATGAAAACGCCATTAGAAATCTGGCAGCTAGAACAACAAATTAAAGATAAGGAAAGCTAATGTTAGATAAGAAATGTAAAATGTGTCTTAAAGAAGGCATGGTCTATGACGAACGTGGTTCCGTGGACCGACATGTTGTGATGGGACACTGCGGGCATTGTGGTGCGCTTGTGCGTAAGCAAACCAAACCTATGGTGTCCATGGAAACATGGTTAAACATAAAGGATGAAGTATTAGTCCTTAATGAAGCAGAGTCTGACGGGTATTGGGATAAACACGCGGCGCTTAATAAGGCACTGGAGTACCTTAAAACCAACGAAGTCTGCACGACTTGTCATACAGGACACGTGGAACCTTATGCCGACCTTAGCTTAGGTGAAGAGCCTACACCGCTGATACTCTATCGTAAGTGTGGAAACCCAGACTGCGCATCCGAACCAGTAGTTTTTACGGATGACGAATCCGACGTTCGCGTGATCATTGACTGTTTACGTGGCATGGAGAACCCAATTGCCGTAAGTCTGTCCGTGTTATACGAAGCCCGTTTATTAGGGTTTAAAGTACATGACGACGAAGGTCACTACTTAGACATCGATTTTCTGGCACAGCAAATAATGGAGCACGCTAATGATCATCAGCAGTAAGCATGACGTAGACAGTCACGTCTACAACTACATCCATGACAGTGGCGTACAGACTACCGTTAAAGTCTCACCATCGGGTCACTACCGCCAGGACAACTTAGACCGAACACAACCGGTTACTCAAGATAAACGTAAATACTCGGTTATCATCTCTTCGTCTGTAGGCTGCCCTTTAAGCTGTCAGTTCTGTCATCTAACCTTACTGAATAAACCGCATCGTGCGCTGAGTCATAAGGAAATCACGGATAACGTACTGGAAGCGATTCACGTCACCCGTGACCATGAAGACTTAAGTAGTCGCTATATCAAGCTCTGCTTTATGGGGGAAGGGGAAGCCATCCTAAACATCAGTAATGTCCGAATAGCGGCACTGGACATCATTAGTGGCGTAATGGAGCGAGGATGGGCAGCGGGGTTAGACGGTGTAGACATCGCCACCGCTTTCCCAAATGTAGGGGTAGGGAAACTCTACGAAATCATCGCCTTTAACCATGAGCTTTCTGTTAAGTGGCCTCTAAATCCGCATAACTACGAACTAAACGTTCGTGGGGAGTTTAGGTCAGTCGTCCGCTTGTTCTACTCAATGCACCATTCTAACGATGTCGACAGAGCGAAGCTCATGCCGGGCACGGCACCACTAAGCGACGCATTACGCCGACTAGGCACCATTGCCAACAGTTCGGTAAACTTAGTTATCCACTACATGTTTATTGAAGGGGTTAATGACAGCTCAGACCAAGTCAATGAACTGGTCAATCTCATTAATGGGTTAGAGTATGCGTATAAGATACAGTTTAGAATCTTACGCTATAACCCGCCTAATGCAGATACTCGTGAAAGTCCTAGACTAAAAGACATTGTCAGTTATCTACAAGACGACTTAGCCGTGGACTTTATTAAGGTACAGTATTCTGCAGGTGAAGCTATTAAAGGTGCATGCGGGATGTTTATGGACGATATGGTCGAGGTTACTCATGGCAAAGCCTAACTGGAAACTACGTCGGGTTACCGTAAAGTTAACCCTAAGTTGGGTCACGGTAATGTGTGGTTACTTGCTCTATCGTGGTAATGGGGAATCCATGCTGCATGAAACATTGGTGTCTAATCTACTGCTATTAGCGTTTTTAGTGGTTGGCGGCTATGTGTTTGGAGTCGCATCCGATAACCATGTTAACGGCAGTGGTGAAGAAGACACGAGTGGGTCAGGTAAGGACACGGCATTAGGTACATGGTCAGAACGACGTAAGGTCATTCTAAGGGCACTGGTACTTTGCGCGGGAGCACTTACCTATTTAATGCTCTACGGGGAAGACAGCACGTTAAACAGCACCTTTGCATCAGGACTATGTCTGTTCTATGCCGGCGTAATTAATAGCTGGATATTTGGCGGCGTCTATGACGACTACGCCATTAAGCAAAAACTAAATAAGGAATAAACTTCATGTTTATTAACAAAATACCGTCTAGTCGCTTGCGGCTATGGACTTTAACTAATATTAGCTTTACGAGTGTAGTATTATCCGTGTGTCTATTAGAGGTCTTGAGCTTATACCTTAAGACTGGAGAAACATTAACATGGACCGGAGTTACATTAGCCGACTCTTTATGGGTGATTGGTTTATGGTGGGTAGGTTGCATTATACTCTATGCTATCCTTGACTCACTAACCTATGATAATCGTCATATTGAATACCTTAATAAAACAGGGCGATGGCATTGGGCTCCTATTGTTATTTTGGCCGTTGTTATTAATGCCTTGGTTGAAGAACCAACACAGGGTCCGATTATAGCCACTGAACTCGTACTTCATGCCTTTACTAAAATGGGATACTTTATTGTACTCTATCCCTTTATAGACGCCGTGATGGAAGGGGTATTAAATCCTTACGAAAAAGGACGTATCCTAGACCGCTTTTTTATTACGCGTATACGCAATACTACGGCATGGCGCCGGTACGTATTTCATGCAGGTAGACTGCAGTGGGACATTAGTCTAGTCGGCCCACGTGGGCCTGAATTCATGGTTACAGTCGACCCTGATGGAGAAGAACAGTTTCACCTATGGATAAACTGTGGTTTGTTTGGCATCGGTTTCTCCTCTGCCCAAATCCCTTATCTAAGCAGTCGTTTATTTAAAGGACATTATCGGTTAGGGTTTTACACGTGTACAACGCACCTATGTATTGCCCTTATGGAGAATGAAGACTTCCGTGGTTGGCAAGGGGGTAGAAACTTTATCTTTCACTGGGAGACTATGCTTAAAGGTAAAGAAACGGTAGAGTGCAGTGAGGAAGTATCGCGAGGATGTTTTCAGTTCCCGACTATTCCTCAAGAAGGCTATCCAGAAGAACAGCTAACATTACAGGTAACTTCCTGTATACTGAAACGTCGCTATAGCCGATGGTTCTCACCGCCTGACCTAGAACGCTTCCATGTGTTCACCAAAACCGATGAAAAGGTAGCACGTGTACCTGGCAAGGGAGAAAACGGGTGGGACTGCGACGATGAGTACGGAATTGACGTATGGTTAGCCGCTCGACCGATTACAGCTATGACGCCTAGACAGGCGGCTCAAGAAGTCATTGCTGATCTAGCACAAACTCGCTCACGTCGTTAGACGTGAGCTTTACTGCTATAAGGATATGATAAATGAACATCGATGGATTTGAAACCCTCAGTCTTTACCCTAAAGAAAATATAGCGAGTTTTAAAATCCACGCTGCTAGACGAGAATATCTAAACTTTCTAGTAAACCACGAAGTCCGTGTGGTATGCCCTAAGTGTGGAAGTAAGCAGATACAGCTTATGCCAGACGGAACTGTAGATAAGCCCGTATGGCGCTGCCGTTTAGACAAGGAGCGTTTCTCCGTAGACGGCATTCCTCTTGCCTGGCCCCAGGTTACACTTTTTGAGTTTATGACCCGCGTAAGAGCAAAGGTAGCGGAGTCACCTGACCACCTACCTCTCTTTACCCAACTTAAAGAACGGATACTGACAGGTGTTGATGACAGCATCAGTTATATTGAAAAGTTAAAAGAACAACACCCGTATTGGGCAACTACCATTAACGATATTGAGCGCGATGCTAAACTGCTCTTTAACAGCGAGGTATAGGCAATGGGTACTAACCTAATTGATATTTTTGTAGCGCTATTAAGCCAGCCTATGGCAAAGAAAGAGTACTTAAACTTAGGGTACTTGCAGATACGCGTTAATCGCCTTATTATTAAGATTACTGACATTACTGTAATTGCAGGCACCTACTGTGTCACTGGCACCATCATTGGTAAATTGAACGTTTCGGGGAAACACGTTTATTACGATGCCCCTAAAGAACTCATTTTACACATCAACGATGAAAATTGTCACCACTACGAACATACGGCAGATATGCCTACGTCGTATCTGCAAGGAAGTCTGCGCTTATTAGAACACGTTAGGGGCGGCGACCCTATAGACGTAGTCAATGACGCTGTTAACAACATGCAGTTAATCGGTCTCTACAATCCCGCGACTCAAGAGTTACTCGAGTGCTTAATCATACCCGCTAGTGGCTATGACCATACGCGAATGGATGGGGTAAGTAAACACCTTTACTACGACTTACAGTTTTTATGTCGTACAGCGAATTCTGTCTATTCACTGCCGGGACTAAAGCTTACTTATGCCGAACTCATTAGCTATTTACATAACTACCTTATCGTTCCTAAATTGATAGCGACAACAGGCGACGCTCGCTTATACGCCGATGTGCCAGAGTGGGCGTATTTAGGTAACATGTAGTCTTTAATAAACGTATTTCCATATAAACAAAACTTATTATACCCTAAGGATTAAATGATGACTGAGTTTGAAAAAGCATTTGGTGTTCCGTCCAATGACCCTTCTCTAAGAGGGGCTTCGTTTCTAGCCCGACGAAACGAGTGTTACCGTTATGTTGGTGTACATACGCCTGACCCTTTAGGTGACAGTTATGTTGTACTACAATGCGCCATAACTGACGAAATTTACATGCGCAGCGAGATGATTAGCTGGGGCGCATATAACCTGATGTTAAAACCGGAAAAGGGGAAGCTCATCTATATCGAAGGTGTAGACTCTGTAGGGAAAGCCACACAGACTCGTTTATTAGCGGCGCATCTACGTAGTCTAGGAAAATATGTGGTTACCTTAACCTACCCTAACTATGGTAAACCGATTGGTCAAATCATTAAACGTTATTTAAATGGAGAGTTCGGTGAAGCGTCTACTATACATCCAGAACTCATAAGCTGCGCGTATGCCTTAGACCGAGCTAAAGACTCCAGCTTTATTAAGCAGGCACTAGAAGACGGCCACTGGGTTATCCTAGATAGAAGCCCCTATTCTAACAGTGCCTTCCAAGGAGGTAAGCTCGACCATGAAGACGGGATGGTGGTAGCACGTCACCTAGCAGCATTAGAGTTTGATGCAGTAAACTTCCCTAAACCAGATAAAGTGTTCTTCTTAGATGCTAAACCATCGATAGCGATGGAGCTTATGGCTTCTCGCTCTAAACATGCCAGCGTTGCCGCTGATGGTAAGAAAGACCAACATGAATCTAATCATCAACTCTTAGACTCAGCCTATGGCATCTATAAAGCTCTCTGTGAAGAGAACAGCGAGTGGGAAGGCATTCCTATCATAGATACGCAAACAGAGGCTCTGCGTACACCAGAGGCCATTAGTAAAGAGATACAGTCATTTGTATCGCAATGGATAAAGTAGGGTAGACTGATAGATACAGGGAGTAGCACTGCGCTACTCCCTGTGTTTCTATATTGTTTAAAACCTATATTACTTCAGTGAATGACTCTATTAATAAAGGTGAAGAACATGAACGCACAAAAAACATTTGAAGGCTACCATCCCGTCTTAGGTTACCGTTTAGTACACAACGAGCCCTTCTACCCATCATGGACGCTGGAAGTTATGGACGCGACCGTCACGGATACTGTGTCCTTAGGTTTACTAAGTGAAGGAAACCTTAAGGATGCCCTTCTAGCGTTTTCTCTAAAGTATCCAGGTAAGCAGGTTGCAGCAACCTCTATGGCTCGCCATCGTGCCGTGGCTTTGGACGGTGAGATAGTTAAAGAGCGTAAGTACGCTGACTTCTACCATGTTACAGATGACATCGAAGCTGAAGAAGAACGTATTTTCGACGGCATGTTACTGGCTGACCACGATGGCATGGGCGGATATCTGACAACAAAATAATTTAACTTGGGAATAGGGCATATCTGCCCTATTCCCATTTCCTACTCCCTTTCTATTTTTATTATGAAAAAAGGATGACGAAAAATGACTACAGTGGTACTACACAATAATAAACTTTATGCTGACCGTAAACGCTCCACCAACAGTTATTTTATCGAAGGTGATAAAATTTGCTTTCTCGATGAGAACACGGCCGTTGTATGGGCTGGCCCTGCTGGGATTATAGACCTCGTAACAACAATTGTAAATTCACCTAGAGAACCCGTCTTTTATCCATCGCGTGACAAAGTGGTATCTATATTTTACTGCGTAAAAGGCCAATGTCCTGAAACATGGACAATCCAGCAGGACATGAAAAGTCATGAATGGTCCCTAGTTAATCGCTTTCGAATAGAAAGCAAAACCACTGGTTCAGGCAGTGGTTATGGATATGCACGTGGCGCATTGCTAGCGGGAGCCGATATTTTGGATGCTTTAGATATCGCAGTGATGTTAGATAACTATAGTGGTTTTGGGTTCGATGTTTTAGATTTAACCGATTTTACAATGACTAAAATTAAAGGAGCAAAGTAATGTTTATTTATGACGATAAAACCATTTACCTGTTTTCAGACACAATGTGCCCTCTAGGCAAAGAAACTCTGTATCCGATAGTACATGAATTCGAACGCGGCTGGTTACTTTTAGACCGAGCAGGTGCCCTTACTACGGCGATGTGTATCGTCGAAGAAATGCTAAAAACGAGAACGCTCGAGAACAAAGCAGTACAGAGCACCTTACACATCATCGACTGTCAGTCAACCTTTATCTATGTGCCGCGCCGTATTGACTTGCCCATTTATAGAATCATTGGCGGTAGAGCAGAAAACACATCGGTTAGTATTGCTAACCCGGGCATCGGCGTACTACCAACAGAGCACGGAGAATACACCGACGAGATGATGGGTGCCCTTGCATACCACAAAGGGAATATTCCAAAAACGTTAAAGGGCATCAATGGAAAGATGGGGTTTACTCTTTTACCTGGTATCGCATACCGAATGTCTGTAAAGAGTAATCAACGCGTCCTAAAGCATATCCGGAACTATAACTGAAGCATTAAGGGGGAGGGTATGTGTAAAGAAGAGCATCGACACATAATCGCTTTAATAGGTGCTATACGCGATTCACATCCCGACATGTTGAAGCTTTATATGGAAGGGCAGTGTTTTAACTTTGCTCAGATACTGAGAACCCAATTCCCTGGTGGTGAGTTCTGGTATTCCCATGTCGAGGGACATATGTACTATTTTTACAAAGGTAAATGGTACGATATCAGGGGAGTCCATCTAATGGAACCCATGGGCAGCAGTCGGTACAGTTTTCTCGATGGAGACCCAGCCCATCGTTGGGGCAGAAGGGACAAACGTAGACTGATATAGATAAGCTTAAATAATGCACGCTGTTACTTTATAGGGAGGTGTTAAAAATGTAACTCTTCCTTGACCATATATTACCCCCCTTAATTACTGATTAGGCAGGAATACACGTGTATTCCTGCCTGTCTATTTTTTAACCCCCCCTCCTTTTTTATAAGGTGATTTTAATGACTACGATTCTAACAACTAAAGACCGTGTTTATTCCGATACGCAAATGGGTAATGGATCCATGGTTGCTAACGAAAAGGTCTTAAAATTTATTCCTATGACTGAAGGACGTATCGCTTATTGCTGTGGTACTGTTCCTAACATCATGGCGGCTATTTGTTTACTAGAGGACCCAGGGCGACACAAAGACCGCCTTAAGGAATCAATTACTGAAGTTACGACGTTACGCATTCTCCATTCCGATGGGTTCCTCGAAGCTCAGAAATTTACAAAGAATGATAAAGCACCGTCCATGAGCCCATTATTATGGCACGGTTACTCAACCCATAAAGCTGTGGGGAGTGGCACGCCATTTGTAAACGAGTTTTATCGCATGGGCGGAATAGACCCTTTAAAGGCGATGGCTCATGCGGCTCGCTTTGATACCGCCACTGGGAGTAACTTTGTTAGTATTCCAAGACAGTGGAACAAAAATGTAGGTTGTCTACTTACTATACATGGCGAGGGGCGTAAAAAGGATAAAACTCTTTTACTAGAACATCCAGAGGACAAAAACTGGGCGCTGAATGTTCTTATGGGTGTCTCAGAATCCCAAGTATCTGTACTTAGCAGAAAACTATGAAGTCGTAAGGAGGCGTTAAGCCTCTAGACCGATACTGTTTCAACCCCGTATCTTTTAAAATCACATCTTTAATCGAAGAAGGAGTTCCAGATGAATAAAACAACCGCAGTTATAAACGGAGTGTCGCTTACTGAAGGGCAAATAATGACGCTTTGGGTAGCATTAAATTCTTTTAACTCTAACCTAGATGCGCATGGTCTTGGCACTGACCCGGTCGGCATTGGGATAACCAATGGGTACAAAACCCGTATTAAGGAACTGTACCCTCTATTTACAGGCACGGAAGAAGGTCCTGCCCTACATCCTGATACGGCGGACATGGTTGACAATACCGTACTTGCACTTAAGGCTAAGTTACTTAATGCGCAGGAAAAGTATGAGTTAAAAGATGGAGCACTGTCGAACAAGAACATTACTGAAGACGACGGGAAACGCTTCTTTGTGTCACCAGAGGGCTGTGTTAAAGCATTACACGGCCATCTGCTCAAGGGGGACATCCTCGACAGCATGGCCTATTTAGTCTTTCTTCATCACATGACTGGTGAAAGCGATAAGGTTGATGTATTAGCAAGCTACTTTGGAGGGATTAATAATGGCTAAGGGTAACGATGGCGCTGTTAAAGGTGAAGCTAAGAACAACACTGTGTGGATGAGCCCGGCGGGAATTAAGGCGCAGAAACACAAACAGTTATCCGCGGTATCAGTTAAAGTACTTCATTTAGGTGGCGTAAAAGAGCTGTTTCTTTCTAGAACACTTTTTACTAAGCGTGAGATTAGTGAGAGTGATAAGGAGGCACTAATGGATCATCTACGACGCAATGGCGGTGACTTAGATGGTGATACAGTAATGTTAATTCACGAAGTTTACCCTAACCTCATGGTTTATGTAAATCTCCTTAACAACACGGTTAAAATCATTTAATAAGAAGGAAATTCAATAATGAATACTAATATGACAAAACCAATTGCAATTATTTGCATTGGTCCTGGGTGTTCAGGGAAGTCTACCTTTGCTCGCAAACTGGTTGCGGAAAAGCAATTTGTCGAAGTGAACCGCGACAGCATTCGTTTTCCTGATGGGGTTATCGATTGGTCAAAGTGGGAAAGCACTCCAGCTAACGAGCAGGAAGTAACGGACGACTGGAACCGTCGCTTAGATAATGCAATTTGCTTAGGTAAGAACATTGTTATTAGTGATACTAATTTAAATGTTAATCGCCGTGAAGAATATTTGTCACGCAAGCTTACCTTAGCGGGCTACGAAGTAGAACTGAAGTACTTTGTAGAAAATCTACTTACTCTATTGACGCGCAATGCCGAGCGCGATAAAGACGCTCTGCCTGAAGAAGTTATCGTTTCGCAGCAACGGAGACTACTCCGTGAACTAATGGACGAAGCCGATGACGTTTTAGCTTCCATTCGTAACTAACTTAAATAGGTAAGGTTTAAAAGACAAAAGAACATTGAGTAGTTCTTCTGACACCTTGCCTAACCTTAGTTTTCCCCATTAACAATAGTCTATTATAAAAGGTAATATCCCAATGAAACATATTAAGCATGTAACCCTCGTTCAGCTCGAGCTCAGTCTCTCTATGTGTGTTATTAAGAATAACGGAAACGTAGTCGATGCTATAAACATGGAGATGGTCTTTTCGTCAGGTACTTCCCATGAGTCTATTAAAGACGAAATTAGTAAGGTACTTTCCACCTTTAGCGTGGAATCCATGGAAGCAGGAAACATTAAGCCTCATTATGCCGAAGTCGCTAGCCGTATGTTAAGCAGTTTTGAAAATGCATGCCTACACGCAATAGATACTGCACCAGAGGACGATATACAAGGAACGCTGTTTAATTATACTTCCCCTTTAGAACCTCACCTACATGGCTCAGGTAAGATGTCAGCTTGGCGTCGTTGATAGGACTGAACCTCAGTAATACAGTAAAGCCCTTGCTAGAGGAGACCTTATTCTCCTCTAGCAATAACACGTTACTTTTTTATGAACACGCGATAGACATCGTTATGGAACGTTGCCCGTGAAAGTGGATAACGCTAATATAGTAGGTAAGCTTAAACGTATAGGAAACCATAATGTTAAATCCAAGTGTAAAAAGACGCATATTGCGTGAAGTAGTTGCTAACCACCTAAAAGGTGAGGAAGAAGTGTCGATGGAAGGCGTTTTCGATATTGTTAAACGTTTCTTCAAGGGTGGAGCGGTCTCCAAGACTTTAAAACAGGACAGGCAAAAATACTGGAAAGATAATGTCGGACATTACCTTAAAGTTATTGAGCTGGCTAAAGAAACGGTTACAAAGTCTACCAGCGATGAATACACGCTTAATCTTAAGCGCATTTCGGGGCTTGTTCCGTCTAATGGCAAGGATTTTGATTTGGCATACTTAACAAGCTTCTTTGAGGATTATTATTCTACTAGAGATGCGTATGTTAGACTTTATGACTTTTTTATAGCAGAGATGGTAAAACTCGCTAAAAAGAAACACATTACGGAAGCCGACATCAAGGCCGCTGGAAGTAGAGTGACACAAGAAGGTATTAAGGTCATTGATATTAAGGAGAAGGCTACCTTCTCTTCTAAACATGGTGGACAGCGCTACAAGTTAATCGGTAACTCACCTGACCTGGCTGACGTACCTTATGTATCGGGTAATCCAGATGTTTATTGGGGGATAGATGCGTGGAAACAAAGAAGTAAAGTGACGGAAATGAGTCCGGCTAAACTTTCTAAAGATGAAATGCTAAAAACTCTGTCACTTCTAGAGAAACTCATTAAAGCGGTTATCATTGAGCCATGTGACTCATTCAACAAAATTGATAAACTTTCGAGTACAGTCGGTTTTACCGTGGCTTCAAGCGAAGACATCATTACTGATGACGAATGGGACGAAAGTAGTAACCCTATTAAAGACCGTTTTTTAACATGGGATGACTATTTTTATTACATTTCGTGTTTCGACCCATCTGATGATGCCGGGCTAGATGAATGGTGGCTAAGTACCGACATTGATTTTATTGATGCCATAATCGAACCCGTCGCCACCGCCATCGATACATTCCGATAACTCATCTTTTTGATTTATATTGAAAAATTAGACAATTACTAGAGGAGACCTTAGTCTCCTCTAGTAATATCAATCTTCCTTTTTTAATGAAGCGGTGCCCCAGCACGAATGGCTTGCCTTGCTTGATGCGCTATGTAAGGAGACAGTACCTCTCCGTCTACACTAAGCTGAGCTGGTAATGTCGGATTAACTACACAGGCTACAAAGTCTTCGTCCTTCCCATTGCGTGTCGCAATACGTGATACCGCTAGTGCAGGAAAATGAAAGTTCTTAGGGCCACTTTCATCAACGAGGTCTAGGTATATTACACCACTAGGAATATCATACGTACAGGAACGCATGACTTGTCTAGCCGTACCCCCTATCTGGAATAGCCGATATAGGTCATGCCCTATAGTGGCTATTGGAGTATCCCCTGTTTTCCAGTCCTCGTCGTAGCGGGCTACTTTACCCGTAACAGGGTCAGCATGTCCAACCTGTATCCAAAGTAGTACATCCGTCATTTCTTTCTGGGTACTAAGTCGCCCCATAGCATGACTAAAGTTTGTCCATCCCATAGGCATAATGTACGACATTAGGAAGCCGTAAGTATCTGCTTCTACCGTCATGTAGGTTCCCCTTAACGTTATAGTGCATATAGGTGAGGTAACGCCCTCACCTATTCGCTAACTTTGACTTTTTTACTTTTTAATAATGGTTTGCTCTGCACGGCGGGTGTCTAAGACGTCATTACCCTTTCTATTTATATAAAGAGGGAAGTTACAGAACGTAGCTAATGCGTTACCCATGTTAATGGCCACTTCGCGCACTGTAGCGTGGCAATTGACCCCAGACCTGAGCTCGGCCACGTAGACCGCATTGTCAATCGGATACGACGCTTCTACGTCGACTAGAGAACCCATAGGTAACATGTATTCTATGTCTTCGGACGGAATCCCTAAAGCACGTAACTGGCTAGCTGCGGCGTGGACTTCACCCAAGATAACATTAACGTCATCATAAACGCCCGCATTAGCGAATTGCTCACGGTACCAACTATGCAAGGTACCTGCTTCCATTAGACTACGACGAATGTTCCCTTTACGGTGACGGTTTAAATCACGGAAACCACCAAAGTCGATACTATAAGCAAAGCTAGCACGCCCATAGTGACCAATATCGTCTGGTAAACGAGCGTGTCTAGGGCGTTCCCACAACTTTAGGTCACGTGTGTAGCTGTCTAATCCATCCACATCTAAAGTGTTTAGATTTAGAGAGATTAAGCCTTCTGGTACAGAACCGTCGTCGTTTAATAGGAACCCGGAATGTTTTGTCAACCAGTCATTAGACGCAGCATCTTTTACAGTGAAAGAGCTTGGGTACTCGGCAAGCATTGCTTCTAGTATATCAGATGCCATCTGACGAACTTCTAGGTTAGAATGATTTGCTAAAATACCGATGACCTGACGGAAGTTCTCTAAGTTACCATCCCATACCCCAACTGTTTTAAGCCCTGACGGTAACAAAGAACGACAAATATCGAATGAACGTGGGCGTACAGTAGCTTCCCATTTAGCATCACTCACGTCGTCTGGCTTTTCTAAGTTGGCCATTAGGGAATCATAAACACGGTCTAGTACACGGGTATACGTAGCCATAAGTATGTCAGTGATGCGTAAATATGTCTCTAGCGCATCTGGGTGAGCTTGAATGCTTTCTGGGATAACAACGTTCTCAGCAGAGAATGGAATATAGCGAGTGGACGATTCCTGACCTGCATAGAGTGGATTTAAGTTCTGTAGATGGTTGATAGCAATCATAGAAATGCCCGTAATGAAAACCTTGGAGCTTGAGCACTTGCCAATTGAGTCATGTCCGTAACCTATTAGGTATGTAGACATAAACTTATCAGCGCCTTCGCGCATTACTTTCTCTAAGTTCGCTCTAGGCCCATCCTTAGAGCGGCTACATAAAGCAGACAACATTGCCGAGGCTTCAGCATTCATGCCGTACTTTGCTGAATCCACAACAGTAATAGTTAGGTTCTTTGCTTCTTGATTAAACGAGTTATTTCCACTCATTGTCATTTTCCTTTTTCTCTTAATGATTTTAAAATAGTATTCGTTAACTCAAGGTATTCATCTGTCCCATAATTAACTACACGTGTTTCAGTAAACCCTTCTGGAAGCATTTCTGACGGAAGCCTTTCCCCTTGGAGTTTCTCCCCCAGTTGCTTTTCGAGGAAATAACTAATATTTTTATCTACATGCCAGTAGTCCAGAATATAACTTTTAGGCCATAGCACGCGATAGTGTTTCAGGCGGCCTCTCGGTGCGATGGAAGTCCCATATTTAAAAATATTTTTACCTTGATAGGTTCCAAGGTAGATTAAATAAATGGCGGTAGTTTCTTTCTCATCATTGCATTTTTGGCACCCATATAGGTTATAATAACTCCGTGGTGGAATATTAAGTTTATGTCCGTAACGACACATTACCCAATGTGGAATCAGTTGCCCGAGCCACTCCTTGGATAGAACCTTAAACATGTCCCCATATAACGTATTCAGCTTAAACTGAAAATCATCAATTGTTCTGATGGTATCAGTATCACACATGCTACAACCATGGCCATTCAACAGGTTATAAACATGTTGTTCTCTCTGTCCATGAATGGGACAAACGAAGCTTATTTTTGAATCCGTGCCCATATATGTATTCTCTATAAACCTATACTTATCTCCGTGAACACTTTTAAGCTTACCATGGACAATACTAAACGGTATGATTCTATCACGATCACATGCCTCCTTTGAACATCTAGGGCAGCCGGTTGGCGACTGGAGGTGCGATAAGGGGGTTGCAGTGAACTCCCCATGTGTTTTGCAGACTAGTGTGATTTTAGTATCCTGATTAATATAGTCGACGAGACTATAATCAAAAAGGTTTCCAAATTTCTCTTTGCTTAAACCGATGAACTCATTATTAGTTCTTTTAAAGTGCTGCCGTCGGACTTCAATACCGCAAGCTTTACATCCGGCTGGCTTTGTTTTTCTCGTGTGATTTCCAATACTCTGGGTGAAAGGGCCATGGTGTGGACAGAGTATATTTACATGGTCGGACATACGATCGAAGTCAACAAGTGAATAATCGTATTTATCACCATGTGCCTTTTTTGCCCTTTCTAGGAAAAGGCTATATTTTATGCTATCCATGACCTTTCCCTTTTATTTTTAGTGCATATAGGTATCTAGATAAGCCAGAGCCTCATCTGGAAAGTATTTGGGTTCTTCGCCTGGGACAGGCAGTCCCTCTTTTAAAAAGATACGTAAGAGTTCTTTTAACTGTGTTAAGCTGATAGTTTCTTGTGTATCATGGATTTCTTTAAGGAAACCATGATAGCCGAATGTAAAGGTATGGCCTTCGTGGTCGAAGTTCCCCCAGCTTTTGTGCCAGCCCCATATGGTGCCACCGAAGAAACCAAAGATGCAGATAGCCGTCCAGTACTCCTGCTCTGTCTTTAAATGGATTTGCTGGTCTAACAATTTATCACGGATAGCCTTAACAGGTACCGGGTAGGTATCTAAGTCAGGTAACGTAGGTGCTCTAAATACAACACACTCTTTAAGAGCATCCCAGTCATCGTTAAAGATAGCTCGGGCAATCATTAGTCCGATAGACGGACCCTTTTCGTTGAATTCCATTTGGGTATTCCTTAATCGTCAATTTCGTCAATGGGTAGGAGAGGTACGGTTTGTCCTGCTAAGGCATGGGTACAGTCATTCAGGTACTGGATATTACCCTCCTTAATAAAACTATGGCAGCGGCACGGAGTGCGTTCCTCACCCCAAGTAAACTCTACGAGTAATGAAGGGGATAAGGTAGGTTTATCTAAGTCACCATTAAACAGCCATGTAGGTCGATTAGGTACGTCTTTTACTGTGTAAAAGACATGCTCCATTTTACATCCGGCGCAGTAAAACTCAAATATGCCAGGGACACTACCGAACGGTCTTACTTTACGCTGAGACATTATAACACCGCCTTATTTAAACATTCCGAGATATTTACCGACTAGCCATCCTTTATGGTTTACTACCCATGGACCATAGTGACCTTTAATCGTCACTCTTTCAACTAACCCTAGGTCAACTAAGCTACCGCGGTCTGCTTTAGAAGGCATGTCACCATCCTCTAGCCCTTGACTCATGCCAATCTTTTGCAGGGTTTCCTTTTGACCTCCGGTTAAACGCTTACCGATAATCACGGCATAGGCGTTTTTAATCCATTCGGACTCATCATCAGCGAACAGCATATTGGGTTCTTTAAAGACAACGTTTAACCCTTCAGCTAGGTAGAGATGATCACGCGCAAAGGTTCTGAAGAACTCTACGTCTTTATAATGCGAAGGTAAGTATTCGACATCAACCTTTGTCATTAGTTCACCGTAAGCGGTGAGCTGTTTCTTCACGAACTCTTCTAAAATACGTACGACGTCATCTTCATCGAGATTAGGGCCGAAGAGTTGTTCTGGATAACGATTACTGTAAAGTTTGCCATCACTGCCTACATTAGACAAAGTAATGTAGCGTTTGGCTTGTTCGAGTTGGGTAAGATTCATGGTAGGGTTCCTTATTGAGATAGTCTATCATAGTATCTCAACAGTCGATTAAATAACACAAGGTGAAATTCTATAGTAAGCTACTTAGATAAGGACTACCCACATGTTACGTAACAGTATTACCCGTAAAGTTGCCCAGCTTAGTCAAGCCCACGATGAAGCTGTTGCATTAATTAAAGACGCTATTAAAGCATACGATAAGCACGACTTGATTATCATCGCGCTAGGGCGCTTAACTGATGAAGCCAGAGGCATTGTACAGCCTTTAATCGCTCACGCCGTTAAAGGGCGTGGAGAGTCGTCTTTAGCCTTAGGGTCAACGTTTGAATCCCTTAGAGAACCTAAAGCATGGGGCGTAAGTGAAGAAGAGATGTTAAACGTGTTTCAGTTAACCGTGCCAGACACGGAGTATCTGAAAACCATTGAACTCTCTATTGTCGAGCAGATGGAAACCATCCGTAAAGACTTCAGTAAAAGCATCTTTATTGTAGACCGCTACTTTACAGAAACGGCTAAAGCCAACGGGCATCCTGTTTCAGAAGTTTATCGATACGCGGCACGTGTTGATAAAGTGGCTATATTTAACATCCCATTCCTAGAAAGCGAAGAATAAGAATACTCCTCTACCTTTAGCGGGTAGAGGAGTAAGTCTTTTTATTTTACTGTATAGTACCGCTGTATGTCCACGATGTCATGGTACCACACTTCACGAGAATCTATCTCTGGGATAGTAAAGTCATCGATACCTTCTAACCCCACGTCTAAATCCTCAGTCCACTCTAAGTCGTAGCCGTCTATGCCTTCTAGTCCTAACATGAACCCTACAGAAGTAATACCTCCATCACCCATCATAGCCTCTGTCATCTGTTTACTCCACTCAGCCAAGTCAAGACTACGCGTTGTTAGGTTATCTTCAGGACGTGTATCGAGTAACGGGGTTACGACGTGAACCTTAGCGTCTTGCCCTAACCGGTCAACACGACTAACGGCTTGGTTGCGTATATGTTCTCTAAATGGAGTATCATAGAGTATAACCGTATTACACTCAATAACAGGTACAGCAGTAGACAAGGACGGATAAGTTGCTATCAAAGGGTTAGCTTCTGGATTACGCTGGAGTTCCTTCATGATGTCAGTAAGCTGACTGTTCGTATCCCCATAGACTAACAATGGCTTAAAACCATCCTTACGGACTTGCTCAGCAATTCGGTCTACAACATCCACATAAGAGGTAAAGATAAGGGTCTTTTTCTCACTCTGGTCAATAATGTCCTTAAAGGGAACATGTGCCACCATAGAACGCAGGGCATCCATACGTAACCGAGTAATCATCCCCAATGACTCGCCCTGTATGACAAGATGTAGATATTTATATTTAGAGATAAGCTTACGAAACTCTAACGCATCCTTCTTATCCATGCGTGGTTCTATCACGTCTTTCTCGTACCTCTTTAACTGAGGGAACCAGTCCTTCTGGAGCTCCATGCTAAAGTGCTTACGGATTTGCTCTACCTTACTGCGGTATTCCCGATAGATAGGCCATTCCTCTTTAGATAAGGTAGATTCATGGTCTTTAAGGTATTGTTCCGTTTTCTTAACGATGGTCGGTATTTGAGGTTTATAATACTCGATTCTATCTTCAATAAACTCCCTTACTTTACGACGGACTTCATTTAACGTATAGTCTTTCCCGTTAGGGATTTCGATTTGAAGAGTATATTCCTCTTTCTCGTTATTTACGACAGCTTGTTTTTCTATCTTAAAGCTTAAGCTTGTTAAACGGTGATT